GCCGGAGTAGACGCCGTTGGTGCAGCCGCTCACGGTGCCGCTGATCGTGTGGCCTGTGCCGGAGTAGACGCCGTAGGTGCAGCCGCTCACGGTGCCGCTGATCGTGTGGCCTGTGCCGGAGTAGACGCCGGTGCTGCCGCCGCTCACGGTGCCGCTGATCGTGTGGCCTGTGCCGGAGTAGACGCCGTTGGTGCAGCCGCTCACGGCGCCGCTGATCGTGTGGCCTGTGCCGTAGTAGACGCCGGTGCCGTAGAACGTGGTGCCGGTGCCCGCACTTGACCAAATCTCGCAGCCAAGCACGCCTGCCGAAGTCGCGGCGCCGGCGTAATCGACGATGTTGACAGCCGTCGTGCAGGCCGAGCGGATCGACACGTTGCGGGCGACGAGGTAGATCCGTGCGCCGGGGTACTGGAGTGAGTCCAACGCGGCCGACAGCGTGATCGCGTCGGAGGCGAGCGTCGTGATGGTCAGCCGCTGCTGGTCGTAGTTCTGCCCCGCGCTGACGGCCACGACGCGGTTATGCCCCGCCGCGTTCGTCCATCCCGTCTCGGCCGTCACGTCCTCGAAGACCTTGACAGGATTGGCCCCGCTCGCCGCGCCGGTATACACCTCGATCGTTCCGCTGCCATCGCTGGTCAGGTCAATCGCCGTGCCGCCTGAGACTGGGGCGAGTTTGAAGGTGCTCGTCGCGGTGGCGACGACGTAATAGACGTAATCTGCCACGAGGCCACCGGGTAACGTCCCCGACGACATAACCATCACCGGCGTGCCGTTCGCCAGACCGTGGGAGGCCGATGTGAAGGTGTCGGTGCTCGCCGAAGCCGTGGCGGTCTTCCTGACGCCGTAGGTCCGCACGTAGGCGTGCGTCGGATTCACGCAATACAGCGCGATGTCCAGGTACTGCGCGTCGATCTTCGACGTGGCCCCGAGGCCGATGACGGCCTTGTTCGCAAACGGCAGCGCAGTGGTGTCGGCCCACGTCGCGCCGGTGGCGCTCGCGTGCAGTCGGCCCTTTGCGGCCCCACTCGTGCCCACCAGGTTGTAGCCGGTGCGGATCTTGAGATACCCGCTGGTGCCAGAGGCGAAGTACAGCATCCCCGGCGTCGTCGCGCCACCCGAGATCGTGACCGTGAGCAGGCCCGTCCACGCGGATAGGTCGGTATCCATCAAGACATTGTGCCCAGCAGCGATGGTGACGGCGTCGCCATCAGCCGGAGCGCCGGTATCCCAGGCGCTCGCGTCACTCCACGAGCCGCTCTTGGTCGAGGTGCGGGTGGCCATGTCTTATCCCTTGGGAGGCTTCGGCGGCTTCGTGCTCACCGCCGCAATGATGTCCGTGGCGCCCTTGCCGTACTTCGCCACGAGGGCGTCGAGCACCTTCTGATCGTTATCGCCCACCAACCAGAGCGCGGCCTTGTCTGCCTTCAGCGTGGCGATCTCGGCGTCTTTCGGATCGAGGGGATCGCCCTGCGGATGCGCCAGGCGATCTTCGATCTGGGTCACGAGCGCGGCCACACGCTTGTTCAAGGCGTCGGCATCCGGCTCAGTCTTGAAGGTCATCGCCTCGTTATAGGCCGTGCCCGCGTCATCGCGCAGATCCACGCGCACCTCGAAGCCCCACGGGCGGGCGACGCGGCCCCAGACGCGATCAATGATGAGTGCCATAGTCTGATCTCGCGCTCCCTACCTGACGAGACCGGAGAGACGAGGACGGCGAGAGAGGGGGCAGCGCATCAGCGCCCACACCCCGGCTTGCTCACCGGAGGACTGGCGCACCCGCCGGCCGAGGTGGCGCTGCAAAACCGAAAGGGTTTGACGGCGCGCTCACCCCCTCGCCGTAGGGGCCGATCGCCACGACCTCTGCGACATACTGCGTGTTCTTCAGAAGCGCGGCGACGGCGCTGTTCCCGAGATCGACCTGAATCGTTCCGTCTGTGCCGGGCGCCGGTTTTCCGAGGGACTGCGTGAATACGACCACAGTCAACGCGGTCGGCACGTAGACGCGCATGTCGTAACGCGAAACAATGGGCGTCCCGTCCAGGTTGAGCACACTGTGGTCCGCGCTCGGGGTGAACTGCACGAGTGTCGGGTTGACCGCGACGGTGCCCTGCGCCGTTCCGGTGATCCCCCAGAATCCGAATACCGCCATCACGCACGCCGCAAGCACCGCTGTTCTGAGTCGCATCGCTACTTCTCCTTGTGCGCTGGACGGGCCAACGCAATCGCCTGACATTGATCCCCGAGGCCGTCGATCTGCGAGTTCAGCATCGCCAGCCGTTCCTCTCGCGGGCGACTCACGCGATAGGCCCATCGACCGTCGGGCATCGCCAGCGTGACCTCCCGTTGTAACCACCGAGCGAGCCGGCGCAACTCGCAGCACGCCTCCCGAAGCGCCCGATGCTCGACCGCCGTCACGCGCGCTCCGCGAGGAACACGTGCTCCCCGATCTGCACAGTCATCGTCATCGCCAGCGTCCACTTCGGCGGATCCGTGGCATAGAGCGTGTGCGTGAGATAGAAGCACGATCCCCCGGTTGGGTCCTCGCTCTTCCCGGCGATCACCGCGTCGGCAATCTCCACGCATCGCTGAAGGCTCGCCGGGATGGCCACCGGGCGATCCCCGAGGAGGGCCCGCGCCATCGCCATCACGACCGCGTAGTTCATCGCGCCGCCTACGGGTTGCCAGCACGAGAACTGCGCCGGCCAGAGGCAGACCGTCTTGTGGGTCGGCCCCCACTTGCCCGCCTTTACCCGGTTGTCGATGACGTGCGCCACGGCCACGCGGCCGGCTTCTGGCTCACCCCTGGCCTCGCCATACAGCGTGAGCGAGAACGCTTGGCGGTTGTTCAGTGCAGCCCTGATCTCTGCGTCGGTCATCATGGTTCGCCTCATCTACCAGCTCCGCACCCACCGCGCGAGATGTTCAACTGCCGGGACCAGGTAGGGCGTGAGCGCGCCAAGCGCAGTCGCGGCGGCCAGCCCTGCGCCCATGCTGCCCTTCTGGCGTCGCGTCCAGCGCGTGATCGGTGTCGCTTCACCGGGCGTTACTCCGGCCTGGACCAGCGCGTCCACCATGTCCTCGTGTCGGCCCTTCTGTCGACACCCGAACTGATCGATATGTGCGACGATCGCCTGCACGTCAGTTCCGACCTTGGCCGCTCCAGACGCCGCTTCCTTCGCCTCGATCGCGGTCTGCTGAGCGACGCCGACCGCTTCCTTCGCCTCGATCGCGATCTGCTGCGCGAGCACGGTGGCCGCCTTGGCTTCTACGGCGCTGATATGGATGGTGGCGGCAAGGTTCTCGACCTTGGCGGTCCGCCCGTTCGTGATGTCCTGACGGCGAGTGATGCGGATGTCCATCTCGGCAATCTGCGAAAGTATCCGCTCTTGGCCCTTTTCGACGCGACCAAGCGACGCCCGGAACATGTCGCGCATCTCCCCGAGGGGCGCGAGGTGCATCGCCAATTCGCCGCGCGTGACGGGTTCGCTTTCGCCGCTCATTGCCGTCTCCCTACCGCTCGATCGACACGAGCGAGAGGTTATTTCGCACGACGCCGCCGGGCACGAAGACGTGGCTGTCGCTCACGAACGACAGCCGATAGGACCGCGTGTTCGTGTTGTGATCCGGGTCCGTGTAGGTGCCTGAGCAGACGACCGTCTTCGAGATGAAGCCCGAGTCCACGCCGTTCGGTGCTTCGGCGGTCACCGTCCCGTTGCAGACCGTGGTGCTCCAGATCGTTGAGTAGCCCCCGCCGCTCACCGACCGCTCGAGTTTCAGGGTGGCGGTCGGCGCCGTGCGGTCGGCGGCGGTCCACCCGGCCGAGTCACTGGGGACGTACGCCTTCGTGGAATAGAAATCCAACGACCAATTGATCGTGATCGTGTTGCCGTTCGACGCGTATGGCCCGAGGACTGCGCTGTTCGTGTTGTTGAGCACGGTGCCCGTCACGGTGTTCTTCAGCACGCCAGCCAGGAGTGCTCCGCCGAAGTAGGCCGTCCCGTCTGTTTTCAAGTAGTAGGTGGCGTTCGCTTCGGTGCAACTGGTAAGCGCCGACTGATGCGGGCCCCACCATTCGATGAACTGGTTCGTCGAGCCGAAGCCATTCCCGCTCACCTTCATGAACGCGCCGTTGTCAAAGGTGATGACTCCGTTCACGATGTTCGCACCCGTCGCCGTCAGCACGCCCGCGTTCGTGACCCGGAACGGCGCAGAGGCCGGTGTCGCGCTGCCTGCGTAGAAGGCGGGGTTCGTGCCGCCGCTGTCGAGGCCGACAGTGGTGGCACCGGTCCCAGACGTGAGGCTGGTCGTGCCGAGCGTCCAACCGCCAATCGTGCCGGAGGTGGCCGTGACGCCGCCGGCTAGGCTCACGCGGAACGGGGCAGTCGCCCGATTCGCGTAGGTCGCGCCCGCGTAGAAGGGATAATCCGTCGGCGCCATCCCGGCCGAGGTCGCCTCGGTGCTGCCGTCCTTCATCAGCGCCGAGGCGCCGATCGTCCAGCCAGCGGCCGTGAGCGCCGAGCCGTCCCACGCGAGCTGCCCGGCCGACGGGTCGCCCACGCGGAACTTGTAGGCGCTCGAATCCTTGCCCATCCAGATCCCGGTGCCCGTCGAGAAGCCCGAAGGCAGCGTCGAGCCCATCGCGAAGCTCGGCACGCTCGGGTCGAGGCGGACGGTGTTCGTCGCGCCGTCGAACAGTTTGAGATCGATCCCGCGCAGTTCGAAGTTCGTATCGGAGGCGAGGAAGTACTGATTGTTCGCGAAGGACTTCCCGGCCCACAGGCCGTACTCGGCGGTACTCGTCACGCCGAAGAGGTTGCCCATGCGCGCGCGCACCGTCTTGTTGCTGGGCGTCGTCGCCCACGTCACGATCTGCGAGTACGGCGAGTTCGCGCCGTAGGCCCCGTCGATGCTGTTGACCTCGTAGTAGCCGTTCCCCGACACGCCCAGGTCCAGCGCGAGCGACCCTGCGCCGGCCACGACAGTCGGCGTGCCGATCTTGGTCCACGTCCAGGCTTGGGTGTGCGTCGCGGCATCGTACCCGCTTACGCCGTAGGTGGTATCGAGGGCGACGGTGCCATAGGCATTCGCGATGGTCAGGCTTCCCGCTGCCCGCGAGAAGGACCGCACTTGCACGTAGTCGCCCGCCTGGAACACGGCCACGCCGTCGTACCCGGCGAAGTCCTCCACGATGAGGCGCGTGGCGCTGGACGTGTCGAATGCGGCGTAGATCTTCGCGACGCTCTTGCTGATGATCTGGCCGCCGGCCAGAGCCTGTTCGAGGTCTGCGATAAACGCTTTGGCGTGGAGCTCGTCGGTATAGAGATAGCGGAAGTCGGCTGCGCCCGCGTTGGTGATGGCCCAGCCTGTCGTCTGGGAGGCGTAGGCGTTGGCGGCGACCGTGCCGGTCGTGGACAGTTGGAAGTTCGGCGTCGTCGTCCCGATGCCGACGTTGCCGGTTGATTGTATATATAACTTAGAACTTAAAGTTCCCCCCGAACTCTGCGCTTTTGTTTGGAAATCTATATTGTTAGACCAATTATTGTCATCTGTCGTTACTATACGTGATGCAATAAGTTGAGATGCTGGACCATGACCCTTGAAGTCAATAGATGACCCTCCACCCACACCACCTGCTGGGTTATTCAAAGTAAGGGTCGGGCCAATAGCGAACGCCGTGGATTTATAAATTTCAAGAAGTGACCCAGGCCCCGTCGTCCCGATGCCGACGTTGCCGTTTGTTGCTAAAAACATATTCGCTGTCGCCGCACTTTGACCATTTGTAGCGTTAAAATAAATTGCTTTTGCTGTTTCTGTTCCACCCTTTTCGCTGTTCCAGCCCCACGCACTTGAACCTGCCTCATATCCCCACGCAATTGATGAGTAATTTGTGTTCGTGTCGGTCGATGTAAATAGTCGAATATCCGCAATTGTTGAACCTGCACCTGGAACAAGAGCCAAGGATGTCCTGGCGTTTGTGGCTTGAGATTTTAAAATCAACCCCGTGACCACGGAACGAAATGTCCCTTCAGAAAATCCTTGGTTCGTAACCTGTAAAGTCGCCGTTGGACTCGTCGTCCCGATGCCGACGTTGCCGCCACTCTCCGTAATCACGCTGTCGCCAAATGTCGTACTCGTCACCCACTTGGGAATCTGGCCGACGGTGCCCGAGCCGACATTCCCCGCCTTGACCCACACGCCGCCGGTCCGCTGCCAGAGCGTGCCGTCACTCTTGAGGTACAGGTTGCAGTTCGCGCCCCCGGTCGGCGAGGCCGACCCGCTGGTGATCGTGCAGGGCACCGTGAGCAGCTTCACAGTGTCGGCCGTCACCGTGCGCTGCTGCGCCGAGGCATTGGCGGCCGAGAGCAGGATGAGCGCCAGGGCCAGCGCGAGCGCCAGGAGTAGGGCCACGAGCAGGGCGAAGGGCGCGCGTCGCATCAGGCGGTCTCCAGGAAAGCCGGGCCGGGGCACAGGTTGATCGGCGCGGCCGTTGCTTCCCACCACAGCTCGTATTCGGCGGCGCCGTCGCTCGGCACGACGCGGAAGGTGATCGGCGTGACCGTGTTGGCCGTCAGCGCCGTCGCGACGCTCGAGCCGACGTCCACGTTGTTCGTGACGTCCCGCAGATGCAGCGTCACCGTCCCGCCGTCCGGCGAGCTCACTCGGGCGCGCACCTGGAGCCCGACGCCGACGAGCATCGATCCGTTCAGCCTCGGGCGCGTCGCCTCGGCGACTGGGCCCGCGACGTTGGCGCCGCGCACGGCGTTGTCGGCGTAGGCCGTCGTCGTGGCGGTGAGCTGCACCGAGAGCGGTGTCACGGCCGTGGCGGCAGTCAGGCCGCCACTCCCGGCCCCTGACCCGAGCGAGGCCGTCTGGTTGCCGAACAGGAACAGCTTCCAGATGTCGCGCGGCGTCGCTACGAGCGTCGTGCCGGAGACCAGCGTCAGCGTGTGCTGCACGTCCGCCTGGTCGAGTGCCTTGACACACGTCGTCTCGACCTGCTGGATGAGACACGTCTGCGAGGCGAGCTGAATTGCCGGCAGGTCGATGACGATCGTGTAGCCAGGCAGCGGGCCGTCGGCCGTGATCGTCACGACCGGAACGGGCGGCTTCGGCTTGTTCTGCTCGACGAGCCCCTGCGCGACGGCCATCGCCGCGGCGTAGGTTGTGACGTCCGGCTGGGAGTCCGCCCGCGCCCACGGGCCGTTCGCGGCGATTTCCGCGTCGTCCTGGTAGGTGACGGTCTGCGGGAAGAAGACGGGCAGCGTCACGTCCAGGACCTGGCCGCTGGTCAGCACGGGCGCGCCGGAGTCCTGGTAGAGCGAGTTGTCCGAGGCGCGGTAGGTCCAGACGGTGCCGCTCGTCCCGTAGGTGCCGACCGGGTAGGGCGTGTCGTTGATCGTGAGGCTCGACGGCGCGGTCGCTGGAACGTAGTGCAGCGCGAAGATGCGCCGGCTGCCGTTGCCAATGAACGTCTCGTCGATCATCTGGACGGTCGTCGGCGAGCCGTAGGACAGGATCTCTCGGTTGCGGTAGTCGAACCGGCGGCGCTTCCAGTTCGCGTCGACGAGGTAGCCACCGCCGAGCGTGATCGTGATCCCGCTGCTCTTCGCGCCGGGCGCCCACATGCCGAGGACGAGCGAGGGGCTGACGTCGTAGATGTCGCCCGTCACCGTCGAGAGGTATTGGAGGATCGCCTCGGGCGTCATGTAGGGCGCCGCGATCTCGGTCAGGGTCGCCCCGTCCGGCTGCGCCGCGTCGAGCGTCACGCCGAGCGCGGCGAGGACCGTGCCGCTGGCGACCAGCGCCTGGAGGACCGTTTTCTGCAGGCCGGCGACAAAGGTCGTGTTGATGACGTCGCGCTGCAGGTACTGGGCGCAGTAGGTCGCCGTGACGTGCGTGAGGACGCCCTTGGTCGGCCCGAGGAAGTGCGTGTCAGCCGCGTCGACCTCGCCGCGCCACCGGACCGTCCCGCCGAGGCTGATCACGACCGGGTCGCCCTCGACGGGCGCGTAGCTGCCGGTTGGGTCCATCGTGTCGAAGCGCGCCTGGCCGATGCCGTTGACGACGCGGGACCAGTAGATGGAGTCCGCCACCTTCGTCGTCCGGTCGACGCCGCCGATGGTCACCACGATCGGGAGGATGAGGGCGTCGGCCATCAGTTCCTCAGCCGCGCGGAGAGCAGTTCCTCGGCCGTCAGGTCGAAAGCGATGCGTCCAAGCACCTGGCGGTCGACCTGGAGCGTGACGTTGACCGGGACGACACCGTTGCCGCCTGCCGCCGCCCCGCTGGCCGCGCGGACGACGCTCGCCAGGTCCATCGGCCGCATGACGGCCTCAACGCCGTGGAGGACGGCCGGCGTGCCGCGGCCGAAGTCGCGGAAGCCGTCCGAGCCGGAGGCAAACTTGTTCCTGTGCGCGACGAGCGACTCGTAGTCGATACCTCCCCCCAGCCCCATCGCGCCGTTCGTCAGCCCCGTATAGCCCGAGCCGTACCAGGAGGAGCCGTAAAAGCTGTTGGCCTGGTAGGCCGGCGAGGTCCACCCGAAACTCTGCTGCTGGCCGCCGCCCCCGCCGCCTCCTCCGCCGCTGCCGCCGTGCATCTGTTGCCATTCCTGCACGAGCCCGATCACGGCGTTCTTGATGTCCACCAGGGCGTCGAGCTGCTGCTCGGCCACGGACTTCTGGTTCTCGCCGATGATCCCCTGCTTGAGCGCCTCGTCCACCAGGTCCTTGAGCGGGCCTTCGAGGGGCAGGATCTGCTTGGTGGACTGCTCCCACGCAGCCTGCAGCGCCCCTTGCATCATCAGGAGCGCGTCCTCGTGGGACGTGCCGCCGGCCGTCAGCTTGGTCATCACGCCCTGGAGCTGCGCGCCCCAGTCGGAGGCCATCGCGGAGGTAATCCCCATCGATCCGCCGATGCCCGTGATGAAGCCGGCGAGGCCGGAGAGGTACTGGACGACGTCCGCGTTCTTCGTGACGGCGCCGTAGAAGTCGAGGAGCTTCTTGTCGCCCGTGTCGAGCGCGAAGTTGTAGGCGCCCTGCATGTCGACGAGCGTCTTGAACGCCGGCCCCATCGTCGTCAGGACGTCGGTGAGCGTCGAGCCGGTCTGCAGCATCGCCGCCATTGACGCCTGCGCCTCATCCATCAGGCGCGAGAACTCGGCCTGGCTGTCCGCCGCGCCGGACGTCATCGACGCCTGGAGGTCGGCGATCTGCTTCGAGATGGCCGCGTAGTCGGCGGCGCTGGTGACCTTGGCGAGTTGGCTCTTGAGGTCGGCGAGCTGGGTCGCGGCGGCGGTGATCGGCGTGGCCCAGCCCGAGACCATGTCCCCGAACGCCTTCCCCGAGGCCGTCGCGGCGTCCATGATCTTCTGGTCCTCGGCCAGCTCCTGCGTCATCATCGTGATCCCGGGCTTCGTCGCGATCATCGTGTTGACGTAGTCCATCGTCAGGCCGAACTTCTCGACCGACGCCGTGAGCTTGTCGATCCCGCCCTGGCTCGAGGTGAACTTGTCGAGGTCCGCCTGCGTGGCCTTCATCTCGTCGGCCGCGCTGTGGAAGAGGCCCACGAGGCCGCCGATGATGCCCCCGACCAACATGCCCCACGGCCCGAACGCGGAGCCGGCCTCGACGCCACCCATCGCGCCGTGCAGCGTGTTCGACGCGCGGCTCGCGCTGTCGGAAATCTGAGAGAAGGAGGCGACGGCGTTCGCGGCGGCGGCGGCGATGTCGAGGCCGAATTGGATGGCCGCCTTGTCCGTGTCGCCGACGCCAGACTGGAGGATCTTGAAGTCGGTCCCGATCTTGGCGCTCGACTGCAGGGCGAGCTTGAACCCACTCGTCACCGAAACCAACGCCGTCCCGATCCCGGCGACGCTGGCGTTCTGACTCGACGCGAGCGTCTGCGAGGCCGCTTCAAGCTGCGAGAAGTAGCTGATCCAGTCGCCGTAGCCGGCCGCGATGATCTGGCGCTGCTGGGCGAAGAAGTTCCGGACACGCTCGATCGCGGCAGCCTTCGATGCCTCGTCGGCATCCTTGGTGTTCCGAATCCTCGCGATCTCGGCGTCTTCCTGGATTTGGAGCTGTTGGAGCTGCAGCGCCGTCCCGCTCAGCCACAGTTCCTTGGCCTTGCCGTCGTATTCCTGCTGGATCTCGAAGAGCCGGTCGTTCGCCTCCTGCGTCTTCTCGCCCCGCGTGCTGACGTCTTCGATGAGCTGCGACGTCGCCTTGATCTGCGCCTTGACCGATTCCTGCCCGGCCTTGGTCTGCGCGTCGTAGGCCTTCGTCTCGTTTTCGACGGCGATCCGGTTCAGGTTGTGGGCGACCGCGATCTCGCCCGCGCTGGCACCGGCGGCGTGGTCCGCGTCCACCTGGAGCCGTTCGGCGTCGGTCAGGCCCTGCTGCGCGCCCTGGATGAGTGCGAGCGCGTCGGCCTGCTTTTTCGAGGCCGCGGCGGCTTCGTCGGCGGCGTTCTTCGAGGCTTCCTGGGTCTTCTTGAACCCGTCGTATAGGTCGCTGAGCGCCCGCTGGCTCGGCGCAAAGCCGCCGACGCGCAAGGCCTCCATCGCGTCGCTGAGGCTGCCGCCCTTCCCAAAGATGGCGAGCGCGGCGTTCCGGACGGCCGGTTCGAGGCCCTGACTCACCTCCTGGTCGAACGCGCGGAGCGCGGCCGTGGCCTTTTCGGTGTCGGGAACCGGCAACGGAGACTGGCCGAAGGCCGCGCCGATGTTGCCGCTCGGGCCGCCCGTCGTGAGCGACTTCAACAGCTGCGCCTTGAACGAGTTGAAGAAGGCGTCGCCTTCTTCCCATGAGGCGGCGAACGGGCTCCCGCTGCTCAGGCTCCCTTGCGTGAGCGCCGCGGCGATTCCGGCCGATTTCTCATTCGGGTCGGTTGTGCCGGTCGCCATCTGCAGCATGGCGGCCAAAGCCGGCAGAATCGTCTCGCCGGCCTTCACCTTCATCCGCTCCCACGCCGCCTTGATGCGCCCCTCGGCGTGCTCGACGGACTCGGCCATGTCCGCCTGCCCCTTCGTCCACGTCGAGCCGACGCGGTCCGATTCGTCGGTCAGCTCGTGCAGGTCTTCGAGCAGCATCGGCAGCAGCTCGCGGCCCTGGCGGCCGAACAGGCCGAACGCCGCCGCGGCTATTTCGGTCTGATTGCCGGCCGTCCGCATGGCGTCGCTGATGGCGATGAGCTGCTGGTCGGGCGAGAGCGCCTGCAACTGGTCGAGGGTCAGGCCGATCGCCTTGAGCCCGGCCTGGAACTCTGGCGGGTTGCTCGACATCCGGCGCTGGAGCTGGAACATCGCGCCGCCGACCGACGTCAAGTCGTCGCCGAGCACGGTGGAGGCGTATCGCAGCTTCGAGAGCCCTTCGACCGAGATCCCGGTCATCAGGGACATCCGGTGGAGCTCGGCACCGATGTCCACGGTGGCGTTGGTCGCACTCACCAGCGCCGCGCCGACCGCCACCGCCGCGCCGACCGTGACGCCCAGGCCAACCGCCAGGCCGACCGCCTCGGACTTGGTCATGCCCATCGCCGCGGCGGCCTTGCCGAGCTCCTGGTCGACGAGGCCGCCGAGCTGACTCCTGAGCGTCTGCACGGGGCCTTGGGCTCCGGATTGGAACGTCGAGAACAGGCCGCTCGCGGAGTCCTTCGCGTCCTTCGACGCCGCGCCCGCCTTCGCCATTGCCTCGGCCGTCTGCTGCCCGGTGGCAGACGCCTGCCCGCTCAGGCGATTCAGGTCCGCGGTAATGGACTGAAAGGCCTCGGCCGTGAGGTTCTTGACTGAGACGGTGATCTGCGCGACGTTGTCAGCCATCAGCGTCCGTCTTCGCTCGTCCCTTCGTCGGCTTCTCCGCTTGCTGCTTCTCGCGTTCCCGCAGAATCGTGTTGTGGACGTCTCTCAGCGCGATCAGCGCCTCCCACAACCACGCATCCTGGTCGCCCACCCCGCCCGCCCTCGGCATCGCGACCAGGCTCCAGACCGCCGTGAACCCCTGCGCCGTGACCGTGTGCGTCGCGTGGAACCAGTCCAGCGCGAACTCGGTCTTCGGCGTCAGGCTTCGGACGGGGCAGCGCCGAAGGTGGAGTCCGCCGTCGCTCCAGACGATCCGTCCGCGTGTGGCGTCTCGGGCAACGGCGCAGCCGCGCTCTCGCTGGAGTCCTTCGGCCTGGCACTTTCGGCAGTCGGAGCCGGTTCGGCCCCATTTGGTTTGCCGCTCCACACCGGCCAACCAAGCGCGGAACCGACTGCCCGCCGAAAATCCTGCCGCTGGCCCTCGGAGAGCTGGTTCTCGGCGAAGACGAGCTGCATCAGGCCGAACGTCACGTCCTCGCGGCCGGGCATCGCGTTGAGCAGCTGCGCGCCCGTCGTGATCGGCTTGTCGTTCGCGTCGTCGAGCTCGCCGGATTCGATGACGACGTACTCGCGGACCATCCGCTTCGCGTTCTCGAGCGCGCGCGCCTTGATGGTCTCGACATCGGGCACGGGGGCGCCGTCGTCGCCCTTGACGACGTTCTCGCGGAGCCGCTTCTCCTCGAGGAGCTCGGCCTCGGTGAACCGGCGCACGCGGATGTTGAGAAGATCCCCGTCGAGGGGGAAGGTGGTCGGGATGAACCGCTCGAGCTTCTTCTTCGCCACGTGACGCTCCTGACGTTGTGGGCGACGGCCGTGTATCGGCCGTGCCGAGAATCCGTCACCCTGTCAGGAGCGCCCTGCTGTGGGGAGGCCGAGCCGCCGGGAAGGACGCCCCGACAAGCCCGGCCTCAGCGAGCGCGAAAGGCCGAAAGAGAGAACCGCCGCCGCGTCAGCAGATCCCGACGTAGCAGGCGTCATTGCCCGAGACGCCGATCGCGCGGCCCTTGAAGGCCCACTGGTTGGTTTCGTCGCTGTCCGGCGTGTCGGGCACGTCCCACTGCGTCACCGGGCAGTAGATGGCGACCTGCTTGCCCTCGGTCACGCCGCACTGCGCGAAGATCGCCTTGTCGGTCGTGGCCTCCGAGGCCGTCTTGAGCGTGAGCTGGTCGCTCACCATCGTGTCGAGCGAGAGGTTGATGATTCGCCTGGTCTTGCGGTAGAACGCGACGGCGCCCTGCGTCCCGAAGTTCGTCTGCTGCAGGTCCATCCCGTTGTTGATCTCCAGGACCAGCTTCAGGAAGTCGAGCGAGGTGTCGCCGACGAGCAGCGCGCCGAAGAGCCCGCTCGGGATCCCGGCGTCTGTGCCGACGGTCGTGAACGACCCGGGCTTCGCCTGCGCCGAGGCCGCGAAGCCCTGCGACGGCCCAGTGATCTGGATCCGCGGCTCCTGGCTCGCGTCGAGGGTGATCGTGATCTTGTCGACGACGCACCCGAGCTGCTCGCGGTTCTGGTTCGCCGCGTAGTGCGCGATGTCGAGCGACTTCGGCAGGTCGGTCGCCAGCGAGTAGGTCACGCCGCTCTTGACCGTGTCGAGCGACGCCGGCGCGGCCGGGAGCGCGGGCGCCCAGGTCAGCGCGTTCGTCGCGATCCCGGTCAGGAACCGCACGTAGGTGCCGGCCGAGGCCCCCGAGGCGATGGTGATCGTGATGAAGGTGTTCACCACGAAGTTCGTGGCCGAGGCCACCGTGCAGCCCGTCGTCGACGGCGCCGGCGAGGCCGAGACGGTCGAGCTCGCGACCGCCGAGGCCACCGCGCCCAGGCCGTTCTTCAGGAACGGCGCGCACTCGGGGACTGTGTTCAGCGTGCCCGACGGGTAGAAGAGGCCGCTGATGTCGAAGCTGCCCGTCTTCCGGCGCTGCAGCCGCGCGCGGATGTCCGGGTCCGCCCACCGAGCCGGGCTGTCGACCCGGTTCTTCGGGTTGTAGGGCAGGTTGATGTTGAGGTGCCGGAAGGCGTTCGTCGCCACGAACGTCGGCGCGGTGCCGTAGGTCGCTTCTTCGGCGACGTAGACCAGTCCGGTGCGTCCGAGAGTCCAGTTTGTCATCTGCTACGCTCCTGCGGTCTGCGCCGCGGTGTTATCGGTTCCCGTCCTGGTCCGCCTCGTGGTCGGCCTCGATTCCGTGGAGGGTGACCGGCGTTTCGGCACCGAAGTCCTGGAAGTCGCCCGAGTGGCCGGCGCCGGAGTCGTCGATCTCCGGCTCGAACCACTCCAGCTTTACGACCTGCGCGAGCGGCACGCCGGGGAGGATCTCGGCGGCGAGGTCCACGCGCTGGCCCGGCGCGATCGTCCGGCTCGCCTCGCCGGCGCGGATTTCGATGGCGTCCGTCAATCGGCTGCGGTGCCACATGCTCAGCTCCCCTCGGGCGTGCCGTAGATGCGCCGGAGGATGACGTCCACCGGCTGCTCGATGTAAACCGTGTTGACCGGGTCGGGGTCCACGTACGGCTCGCGCGGCGACTGCGCCCGCGTGTCGACCGCGATCCCGCCCCGCGTGATGTCGATCGTGAGCACGCGCTCGAGGTCTGCGACGAGCAGCTCGAACGCGGTGATGCGACGCGCCATGTCCGAGATCCCGGTGGCGTCCACGCGGCCGGAGATGAGGACCGGGAAGGTCTCCTTCATCCGATTTGCCGGCTGGAACTCCCGCGTCCCACCTGGCGCCGGCTGCACGACGAACGCCGGCAGGCTCTTCGCGTCCGCCAGGACTCGGCTGTCCAGCGTGACGTCCTCTTCGCGCGTCACCTGGAAGTAGCACCCGGTCTGCGGCCCCATCGAACGCAGGGCCTCCGCGATCGAGTGCAGCACGGCCAGGCGGACTGGCATCGCGAGCGGGAAGGTCGGCGCGGTCATGATGCCGACTCCAGCCAGGCCACGACTTCCTGCGTCGCGGCGGTGATTTCTCCGGCAATCCACTCCCGCGAGCCTTCGAGCGTCGAGCGCAGCGGCCGCCGCGCCGGAATGACGACGCTCCGCTTGAGCACGAAGAGCGGCACCGTGGTGACCATGCCGCGCGCGCCGTGCCCCTGGCAGCCGAAGATCACGTTCTTCGCGACGAAGACGTGCTTGAAGCCGAACGCCTGCGGGTTGGCGAAGACCTCACGCGCCGTGACGCCGTTGCCGGTCTTCATGGCGGGGAGCGGAATCGCGAGGTTCTGCGACCGCTTCGGGACGATGGCCCCGCCGTACTCGTGGATGGCGCCGTACTTGGCGATCGCCGGGTCGAACCAGACGCGCGTGGCGAGCGTGTCACCCTGGACCGTCGTCGCCCCGGGGTTGTTCGCCGCCGACTGGATCGACCGCTGCAAATTGCCCGTGCGCGGCTCAAGGAGACCGCCCCGCGCGATCTTCTCCCGCTGCACGATGTTGTGGAGGCGCGCGCCGATCGGTTTCATCCGCGCGAGCAGGCGCTTGCCCGCCTCGGCCGAGGCCGCGGCCAGCTTCGCGGTGAGCACGCCGGTGTCGCAGGTGATCTCGATCATCGTTACACCCGCGTCTCGCGCCAGCGGTCGAAGACCCGCTCGACGCTCGGCGGCATCTGCCCCGTCTTGAGCACCATCGACCCGGGGCCCATCGAGACCGACGAGAGCGTCAGCGCGCCGCTCACGAGCTCGTCGAAGATCGCCTTGGCCAGGTCGAGGCAGGCCCGCTTGACATCGGCCGGCAGCGTGGCCGCGTCCTGCGCCCCGTAGCCGGCGCTGTAGACCACGACGATGTTCGCCATGCCGCACGACCAGGCGCCCGACTTCATGCGCAGGCGCCCCATCCTCGCGTCGAGCACGTAGAGGCTCGGATCGACCAGGACGCCGTCGGCCGTGACGCTCGTGACCGACACGATCGGCCGGCGCGACAGCCACAGGTCGGTTCTTCCGTTCCCGTCCAGGGTGTCCGTCACGGACCGCGTCACGAAGATGAGCGAGGTTCCCTGCTCGAGCTCGGCCGACGCCGCGTCCGCGGCCGTCACCAGGAGCTCGTCCTTCGAGTCGTCGGCCTCCTCCACGCGCATCCACGCGCGGAAGGCGTCGAGCGACACGAGGGTCGTCGCGGCGGTAGCGGGGGCGGCAGCGGGAGAGGGAGTCGGCATCGGTTACTTTCCTGCCGGCGCCTGGCAGGCCTGCGGATGCTGCCAGCATTCGAACGCGACCTGGCCGTTGAGCGACCGCTGTCTCACAACGGCGTAATCCCCGAGCGCCCAGGCGATGACGACGGCGACGATAAGGATCGCCACGGCCCACTTGACGCCGCAGACCAGGCCCTCCTCCGCCGCCGTCTTCAGTCGCTGTCCCAGCATCGTCAGGCTCCGGTTACGAATTGCTCGAGCAGAGCGGCAGCCAGTAGTTGACGCCGCCGACGGTGATCTTCAGGACCTTGTTAGCGACCGCGCCCGTCGACACCCCGCAGGACTGGGCGCCCGTGCCTGCGTTCACGAACATCGCGGACGTGTCCGGGTTCGTGATGTTGAACAGGTAGCCGAGCTTCTGCGTGCCGGCGTTGTCGAAGGCCATGAACGCCGTTGTGGCTGGAACGGTCGGGCCGGTCGCAATGTTGGTGTCGGCCCTGATGACGGCCAGCGTGCCGCCGATCGCCCCGACCGTCGAGGCCAGGTCGAGCGTCGCGCGGACCGCGTTGGCTGACCCGGAGACGGCCGCACTCGCCCCGGTCGCATTGAGGCTGATGTGCGCGCCGTTCACGGTGCCGCCGACCGCGACGGTCCCGTTGTTGATGGTCGTGTAGAACCGGCCCGCCTCGCCGCTGCCCCCACCGGACAGGTAGAGCCGCAAGTACATCCCCCTGGCGTCGCCGGTCGTCGCGGTGGACTGGACCCAGAAGCCGAGGAAGTTCTTGTTGGCGGTCGACGTCGTCAGCGGGGTCGTGGTCGTCCCGTAGGCCGGGAAGGCCGCGTTGCTGGCCAGCACCGGCGTGTCGGTGCAGTGCCAGAGCAGGTCGCTGGTGTTGTAGTAGACGTACGGCGCCGTGTCCGGACAGGTCACGGTCGTGCGGCGCGGGATCGCCTGGTCGGTCGGGGCCGCCCACGTGACCGCCATCAGCATGGCCACCAGGCCGGCGAGGATCAGGCCCGTCTGCAGTCGCTTCATGGTCGCTATCCTTTCGCGCGGAAGGGCCGCGTCTTGCGATCGGGTTTGGGCGGTTCGATGTCCGCCGCCGGCGTTGGTTCGGATACCTCCGGACTCGGCACGTCCGCCTGCTCGGGTTCGGACACTGCCTCGGCGGATGGCTCGGGTTCAGCGACCGTTGGCATCACGGGCGCGGCCGGTGCCCGCTGCCAGCCTTCGGTCCGGCCGACGTCTTCAGGGACGTCGATCACGCCAGCCTCAACGGGCCAGGACTGGCCGCCCTGTGCGACAACGCCCGAGACGAGGAACGGATGACGGAATCGCATCGTGTGTCACGAGGGCGGGGGGCTTGAGGTCCCCCGCCCTCGCCTCCTGGAGCCTTACCCGTTGGCGATGTTGCGGATCACGCCGCAGCCGAGCGCGAAGTAGAGCTTGAGGACCTCGATGACGAAGACCTCCTTCTCGTACTTCGGCGCGACGATCGGGTAGTCGATCTGCAGGTAGTCCTGCTGCGTCTCGACCTCGATGCCGTTCGTGATCTCGCTCGCCGAGAACGGGATCTCGAAGGACAGCGCCGACAGCGTGCCCTTCGGCATGTACGGGTTGACCTCGAGCTGCACGGGGCGCCCCGTCACCTTGTTGATGTAGTGGGTCACCCGGTAGCCGCCGGTGACCGCGCCGATCTCCGTCTTGTCGCCGGAGGCGACGTAGAGCGTCGGGCCGCCGTTGGCCGCCAGCACGAGATTGGTGATGTCGATCGCCTGCTGCGACGCGACCTCGAGGACCTCCGGATTCGCCCTGGAGCTGTCCCAGAGCGACTGGAACATCGTGTCGAGGTCCGACAGCGCCAGCTTCGTCCCGACGCCGTCCGCCCCGGTGGCCAGCGTGTGGACGTAGGCGCCGTTGGCCGCGGTCAGGAGCGCGAGCAGGCCGTCGAAGCCGTTCGCGTCGGCCGAGTTGTCCGCCGGCAGCGTCGCGCCCGTGCCCGCGATCGCGGTCAGGTTCACGGAGTTGGTGTAGGTGGTCGCCTCGAGCTTCTCCGAGCCATCGTCCACGGTCCCGACGTACCACTCGTACTTCACGGCGCCCTCGACGTAGGCGGAGTGGCAGCCGATGCTGTTCAGGTGGTCCGTGCCCGTGGTGACGACCGCCGTCGCCGTCGCCGACTTCTTCCCGCGGCCGATCGCGGTGACCGCCCGGCACACGACGTAGTAGGTCGTGTCGATGATCGTGCCGCCCGTGGTGATCGGCGTGCACGTCGGCGCGGCCACGGCGCCGAGCGCGGCGATCCGGCCGCCGATGATCGCGCGTTCCTCGTCGATCATCACGTCCTTGAGCAGCCGCAGCGGCATCTTCGCCAGCGCGTCCTCGAAGGACAGCGCCGCCTTGACGGCCTGGAACGTGATGTTGTCGCCCTTGCTGATCGTCGCGTACGTCGCCGACTTGTCGGCGGTCGTGATGCTGATGGTGCCGGCCTTGGTGCCCTCGGCCGTGAAGACGTCCGTGCGCGCGTTGTCGAGGGCCGTGATGAGCTTCCAGTGCGCCGCCGTGCCGCCGCGGGTGTTGTTCACGCGCGGGATGCGGTTGCGCAGCGGCGTGGTCATCGGGACGAGCAGGCGGGCGGCCGGCTCGAGGTTGTAGGCCACGAGGCCAGTCGAGGTCGTGATGTCCTTGCGGACACCGGGGATGAAGTCGGCGGACGGCGACCCGGCCAGGATTTCCTTCACCTTGGCGAGGGCGGCATCGATGGGTTCCATGACTCAGCTCCTGACCGCCCCCTCAAGGGCGGCGCGAAAGGGACGGGCCGTTACTGCAGGTGGGCTCGACGCTCGAGCTTCACCGCGGTCACGCCGCTGTCCTGCTGCCACTTGATGTACTGCTGGACGATCCGGTCCTTCTCGACCGCCGTCGGGGCCGCGGCGATGAGGGCCTTGAACGCGGCCTCCATCGCGGCGGGGTCGATCTCGGCGCCGCCGCCAGCCGGCGGTCCGCCCAGCGTCTTCTCGACCGTCACGACCCGCGCGACCGGGCCGCCCGGCAACGGCTGCTGCTTGAAGGTCTCGACCCACGCCTCGAGCTTCGCGATCGATCCCGCTTGCGCGGCGATCGTCGCCTGCTGCTCCGTGAGCGTGGCCGTGGTCTTCACGAGCGCGTCCGTGGCCTGTGCGAGGTCGGTCTGGAGGGCCTTGACGACCGGGCTGTCCTCCGCCTTCACGAGAGGGGCTGGCGACGCGGGTGTCGTCGGCTCGGGAGCCGGGGCCGCGGGAGGAAGCGCGGCCGGGGTGGCAACCTGCGTCGCCAGCTTTTCCGTGGTGGCACACGTCGCGCCGAGCGTGACGGCGTGGTCGTGCACCTTCTGAATCGTTTCGAGGTCCTTCTTGCTGTTCCGCGCGCCAGCCTTGGCAATGACCGCACGGGCGAACATCGCGACCGCCTCGGCGTCACCCGCGGCCGGCAGCGTGAACTGCTCATCGTGCTCGGCGAGGAAGAACGCCACGACGGCCTCGATGGCGGTTCGCAGCATCTCCACCTGGGCCCGCTCGGCCACGGCCACGGCCGGATCGCTGGAATAGCGCGCGGACCAGGCCTCGTCGGCCAGGAGCTCCTCGAGCTGCGCGATCACGGCGAGGGCGCGCGTCAGGTCCCAGGGTTCAGGCACGACGTCCGCGGCCTGCTTCGTGGTGTCCGCGGCGGCCGGCTCCGCCTCGCCGGACGGATCCTCGGGCTGGACCTCGGTCGGCTGGCCATCGACGGCCTTGACCAGGTCGAAGGTCGCGACCGGGCAGGCGCCGTTGTCGACGAGCGAGAGCTCGGTGAGGTCCTTGACGAACAGGCGCGATGCGACGGCATCGCCGCACTTCTCCGGCCGGCGTTCGCGTGCGGTCCCGCCGATGCTGTACATCGAGAGCGTGCCGTCCTGGACCTTCTCCCACGTGTCCGGCGCGCCCTTGCTGATATAGCTCTCGACCACGATCTGCTTCGTCGCGTCGTCGAAGGTGACGTCCGTCCGCTTGCCGACGGCCTTCGGCTGGTGCATCTCGCGCACATTGCCGCGCCAGCGCGAGAAGGCGTCCTTCGCGGACTCGTAGTCCACGATCTCGCCCTGGCTGTCGAGCACTTCAGCCGTCGCGACGCCGCGCACCAGGCGCTTCGTCGCGTCCACCTTCACGATTGGAATCAGCAGCCGAACGGGCGGCTCGACGGGCGCGGTCTGCGACTTTGCGTGCTCGAGATGTCCTGCCATGTGCGTGCTCCTATGCGGCCTCTTCGGCCTCGTCAGCCTCGGCCGGGCTCGCCGACCTGGTGCAGTTCGGGTGGGCAGTCGGTTCGGCCAGGAACTCTTCGATGGTCCAGATCTCGCCGTCGACGGCTTCGCACTCCTCGCATCCGTTCTCGCCCTGTCCGTCGCTGATCACCACGTGCGTGATCCCGTTCTGGTGGTAGGCGAGCGCTGCGCCTTGGTTGTAGACTATCGCCGTGTTCCCGCTGTATAATCCACCCGCAATGGCGAAGTAACCGTCACTGGTCGTGAGGTTGAACACATGTCCAGACCACTGCCTGATGCGCACCGAGAGAACGCGATCAAGTTGTATTTGTCCGGGCTCGGCTCGACGGCTATAGCCAGAGAGCTTGGCGTCAAGGCTGACTGGGTGGTTGATGTCGTTCGTCGAGCCGGCGTTCAACGCAGCCTGTCCGATGCTGCCCTGGCCAGGTTCGCTCGCGGCGAGCATCCGCGGACCCTGCGGGGACTGCCCTCTGACCAAATCGTCAGGCGCTACATGAACGGCGAGTCCGTCGTCGACCTCTGTGCGCGGTTTGGCGTCTCGAACACTGCTATCGAGCGCAGGCTGCGCGAGGCCGGTGTCGCCACGAGAAACGCCGCAGAGGCACAACGTCTGCTCAATCGGGAGAAGGCGTTTACATCGGCCGCAGAAACGCGCACGCGCCTGATCGGATGGGGCGAAGAACGACTCCATCAGTGGCTGGTCGATCGCGGAGAATCTGCCGAGCGTCAGCGTCCCGTTGGGACACGCAACATCGACATAGCCCTTCCGCCCGTCGCCGTGGAAGTCTGGATCGGCACAACGACGCCGTTCCGTGACCCCTACTGCCTCGACCGCATCAAATACCTGCGCGATCGTGGATGGGTGTCGCTGTACATCCTGATCGCCCGTCGCACCATGGTGCTCTTGGAAACTGTCGCAGACGAGATCGTGGCCTTCTGCCAGGAGACCAGACGGAAGCCATCCAGAGCTCGTGAGCATCGGGTGATTCGGGGTTGCGGTGAACTGGCGGCCAGAGGCAGTCTCGACCTCGACCACCTGACCTTCATACGGCCGTCTGTGAGCTGCCCGCACCACAGCAGCGTCAACCTGCGTCTCAGGTAGGAGGCATTCCGTGCGGGCGATCCGGTCCGCGCGCCAGCGCTCGTAGCCGGAGAACTCTTCGCGCACCGCGTCCCGGATCGCCGTGCCCAGCTCGAACGGCGTCGCGCCAGAGGCCGCCGCCTGGCCGTCTTCAATCGTCCGTTCGATGAGCGCGGAGACCGCGTCGCGCGTCGTGCCTTGGAGCTCCGTGATGAGCTCGCCGACGTAGCGCTCGCTGAGCGCCGACACGATCGGGTCGTCGATCGCGAACGCGCCCCCGGCCTCGGTCGCGCCCGCGGCGCCGCCCAGGGTGAGCAGCTCGCGGTGGAGCGGCTCGTACTTTTGCTTCCACTCCGCGTCCCACTTGTCCCACGGGAACGTCACGAGCAGGTGGCGGAGCTGCTCGGGCGTCATGACGCGGGCTCCTCGAGGTGCGCGACCAGGGCGGCGCCTTGCGCCCGGAAAATGTCGGCCGCCATTGTGCGCACCCTGCGACGCATCCGCGTCTGCTCGAGCAGCGTCGGCTTGCGCTTCTCGATCTCGGCGAACAGCGCGCGCACGGCTGCCGGCGTCGTCGCGGCCTTCAGGGCTGTCTCGATCTCGTGGTGGACGTCGTGCGGGATCGCGGCGCTCACGAACGGCTTGCAGGGCGCGCCGGCCTTGGCCGCCTTGAGCGCCACGGTGCGCCAATGCCGGAGGTCGGCCGCCAGCGCCTTGGCCTGGCCCTCGAGGCCGTCCAGCGCTTCGCCTTCCGTGTGCGGCGTTGGCTCCGGCGCCGGCGCGGACGGTTTCGGCGTGGCCGTTGCGGGCGCGGCCGGAGCCGGCTTCGTCTCCGTGGTCGTCGGGTCGTCGTCGACGTCCGCGATCAGATCCTCGACGAACAGCGGCCCGGTCGGCGTGAAGATGGCGTTCCCCATGCCGATCATCGGCAGGCCGTCGCGCACGCGGATCTCGTCGATGCTGTCGATCCCGGTGCGCACGCGGATCTCGTCGACGGCCGCCTGCTTCGCGCGGTCCTCGGTCTCGGTGTTCTTCCACACGAACTCGAGGTGCGGAAGCCGCAGGTCTCGTGCGAGCACGTCGTCGAAGATTTCTTTGAGGAACGACCCGAGCGGGCGTACGCCGCGGCGGAAGGCCACGTCCTCCTGGCTCTTCGACGTGGCTCGGTTCACGTCGTTCGTGAACCCCAGCTCGGACGGCGGCACGGCGAAGGCGGCCGCGATCAGCTTCAACCACCATTCGTACCAGCCGGCCTGAAAGTCGCGCAGGCGCATCGACTCGATCTTCGAGCCCGCCGGCATGAACTTCACGCGGCTGCGCTGGGTGAGGTTCCCCGACATCATGGAATCGAAGAACGTCTGGAACTCGTCGATGTCCTTCGGCTGCCAGGACTCCGGCACCGTCGCCCACGACTCGGGCAGCGTGCCCTCGGTGTATTGCAGGACGTCGAAGGCCTGGCGATTGAGCGTGGCCGTCACGGCGAGCATGACCGCCTCGGTCGGGCTCATGCCGTAGGGCGTCCACGTCCGCACGGTGCGCGGGCGGTAGATCAGGTCGTCGATCGTGCAGTCGCCGCCGGCGACGGGCTGCCCGTAGATGATCTGGCGGTAGGCCACGAGCGGCGGCTTCGGCGTCCGTCCGTCCTGGGCGAGTTGGCACTTGAAGGTCGCGCCGTCGACGAGCTCGAGGCCGAGCAGGTCTCCGCCGCGCGAGCGGCGGCGGTAGATGGCCAGGGCGTCGGTGACCAGGATCTCTTCGATCGCCTGGCGGAACCACGTCGAGAGCGGCTGACCAGGATCCGGCGCCGAGAAGAACGCGCGCGCCGCCTTGATCTCGCCGTCGAGGCTCTGCCCGGTCGCCTTGCTGTCCTTCGGCGTGATGTCCCAGGAGAGCGAGCAGATCTGGTCCTTGCGCGTCTCGATGCAGAACCGCACCTCGGCGCAGGCGTCGGCGATCCGGCGCAACTGGTCGAACGGGCGCAGTGTGCCGCGCGGCGTGAAGGTGGCGTTGGTGCCGTAGGGGAACTGGTAGCGAATCGGGCCTAGGAGGCGGCTGGCGTCGCTCGCGTTCGGGGTCTGTCCTGGGTCGGGAGGCTGGCCGGTGGCTGGCGGGATCGGAAAGCCCGAGGGCGTCTTCGGTTGTGCGGCGGCGGCGCGAATCTGAGCCGTGCCTTCGACGTTGGGCACGGCCATTGAGGGGAGCGAGGCTTTCGTGGCTACCTGGTCATGGTCTACCTCCGCATTGACCGCGAGTGCGGGCGATCGCTCCGCCTGCCGGGCCTCGCGGCCGACGTGCAGGTGGACGGGACCGACGCGCAGATCGAGCGGCACGGCCTCCACCGTAGAGGCTGGGGAGGCGCGGCGCAATGGGTTGTGTCGCTATTGGCGCTAGTGTCGCTATTGGCGCTAGTGTCGCTATTGACCGATTCAGCTCTCTGGATCGGCCGGGTAGTGCTCGGCCATCAGGCGCAGCAGTTGCTCGCGGCGGTAGCGGATCTGGTGCCCCACGTGGCGATGCGGGCAGCGCCCCCGCTCGGCAAGCCTGTGGACGGTGCGAGCCGAGACGCCGTAGAACGCCGCGAGCGCCGTCGCCGAGACGTACTCGTCGCGCTGGGCCTGTTCGAGCAATCGTCGAATCGTCGCCATGAGTCCTCACTGACATCCTCCGTCCGAGTGACGTCCCCGCCGTGGTCACACGATCGCGCGCGCGCCGGCCGAGATCACCAGCGCCGCTTGCGTGTGACGGTCCCCGATCGCGGGTCCACCGAGTCAAGCATCGCGATGGTGGCCGAGTACGCCTTTGCCGCGTCCGGCGCGAGCAGGCCGAACACAGAAGGGGGGGGCGCTCGCGAGCGCTGGCTTGACATCCTGCTGGTCGGCCGCGACCTTAGCGCTATCCGCGCCGTTCCTCAGCGCCTCGCCCTTCATCGAATCTCCCTTCGCTTGCATCCGCACTGGAGCACCGTCGTCCCGTCTTCTTCGGCCTGCAGCCCGAGCAACGGCGCCTTGCAGTCGGGGTTGACGCAGAGCAGCATCGTCCTGACGCCGAGCGCGACGAGCCGCTTGTCCATCCGCCGCAGGATCTTCAGGTCCTCGCGCAGCCAGACCTCGCGCGCCAGCGTGGGCGGCGGCTGGGGCGGGACCGCCGACTCCGGAACGAGCAGGCCGGAGTCGAGGCGCGTGAGGCCGTGGGTGCCGAGCGGGTTCATGTTGGCGAAGTCTTCGATGGGCGTGGCAGACTGGCTCATGATGTGGTCTTCCGTAGCGATTGTCGCCGGATCGCTAGTATGGTTGTCGCGATGGCTAGGCGCTCGTACTCGGTTGTCGATGGCGATCGCGCCAGGAGCTGCAGTCGCCTGATGACTGGAGGTTCTCGCTTCAGGCGCTCGATGACTTTGGTAAGACGCCGCACGGCTTCGGCGGGGTTGAGAGTCGCGTTCGAGAGGTCGCTCATGATGCCTGTCTCGCTTGTCGCGTGCGAACCGCGCTCATCGCAATGGCGTGCCGACGAAAGAACGCGATACGATCCTCCGGGCAGTCGTATAGCCGAGAGGCGCTGAGGTGTTCGACTGCCAACTCGAAATCTCCTTCGTCCAGCGTAACAACCGACGGCTCTCCCGGATGGCGCAGCGAACAGAAGAGAAGCGCACACATCGGCATCGCGTGGCCGCGGTAGACGATGACCGACCGAAGGTCTGCGAGGATCCCCCTTGAGAGCCAGACGACGCGCGCGGCGAGCGTGTCATCAAGGGCCGAGACGAGGCGATCCAAGACCCGTATGGTGCGCGTCGTTCTTGTGGGCAAGCCCGTCTTCTGCGCCATGGCTGCAGCGCGGACGAGACGCCGCCGCTCCGTAGGCACGATCCCGGCCCAGCGCTCAATGACGTCCCTGCCGTAGGCGAACGTCACCATGTAGACGCCGAAGTGCTCAACGATGTGACGATAGACCGAGATGACTTCTCGCATCTGGTCTGTCGGCGTTCCGCAGAAATCAAGGTTCACAACGTCGTATCTCAGCCCGGCCAGGGCCGACGCTGGGCCGTTTCTCGTTTGACCATCCGACCTTGGGCTGTCTGTCGTTTGCGAAAGATCGCAACAAATGACTTCGTCCGCCCCTGCCTCGATAGCCTTCTCAAGCGCGGCCGTGCTCAAATCGACCGCAGTGATCTGGGCCTTTGGCATCAGCTCTCTAATCGCTGTGAACTCTCCGCCTGGCGCCTCGCCCGAAAGGGTCATCACGCGCCACTGACGATGATGGACTCCGTCCCTGGCGCGAAGGCATGCCCTGGCCAATAGCCACTGCTCGCCCCTCGCGAGGCGCTTCTGATCGGAGATCTTGTCGACGTCGAACTTCATCCTGCCCTCCCAAGATCACATCCACAGGTGGCACACCGCACGCGTCCGCCCTCGACCACGGTCCGCGTCATCCCGCGAATCCTGCACTGCTGGTGCCGCATGACCAGCGCGTCCGCGTCGTCGCCGGGGGCCGCCGGGGGCGGCAGCGCTGGCGAGGCGGCGCCGTCCGATTTGCCCTTCATCCAGTCGAGGAAGCCGCGCCCGCGTCCGACCGCGGCCCGATACGCGAGCGCGCCGGCGACCAGGCTGTCCGGCGGATGCCCGGCACCGAAGAGGTCATCGACCGTCGCGTAGCGGTGCTCGGCCTCCATCGTTTCGATGAACGGCGCCCGCAGCTCGTCGTGCTCAATGCCCTTGATGTAGTTCGAGAAGAGCGTCGACCGCTCGCGCCCGACCATGATGACGCCCTCGACCTGGTGTTCGATGAGGTCGGACACGACGTTGCCGCCGCCCGTCGCATCGTGCGCTGCGAGGTGACGTGATCCCGCGTAGCGCGCGATCCGCGCGTCGAGCCGGCTCACCATGTCGGGCCACGGCCGGCGCTGCAGGCGCTCGAACGCGACGAGTCGCCAGGGCGTGACGTCGGTCCGGAACGTGACGATGACCGTCCAGTCCTGTTCCTTCGCCCAGTCGGCACCGGTTGCATACGTCGCCTTCGGGTCGGGCGGCTCGGCCTCGATCGCGCCCTGGTGCCCCGTCGGGAAGTGACCGAGCTCGCGCGCGAACATCGCGGCGACCTTCTCGGTCATGATGGCGCGCCCTTCGGCGGACGGTTCCTGCAGGTCGTATTCCGTCTTCCACATCGCGTCGGTCACTTGCTGCCGCTTGCGCTCGATCTCGGCGGGGTCGAGCCAGCCGTGCGGCGCCATCGACTCCCGCCAGCACCACTCGCGAATCGGCCAGTTCCGCTCCTTCGCCCGCTGCAAGATCTGCGTCATCGTCCCGTCCGGATACTGGTGGGTCGACGACATGACGGTCTGGGAGAGCACGCCGCGCGCACTCATCGGCTGTCCCATCGCCGCGTCGAGGATCGCCAGGTCCATCTCGTCGACCTCGTCCAGGCGCAGGCGCACAGGATGCGGACCACGCACCGACTTGGTCGACGCCATCAGCGCGCGGATGACGTTGCCGGCGACGAGCTTCGTATGGCGCTGCGCCGGCTCGGAGGCCAGCATCGCCCGGGGCGCGCTCGGCGCGTCCCAGAGCCGCCCCATCGCTTCGAGCACGCGCTGCGCCTGTTCACCGGATCCACCGACGACGTTGACGTCCACGCCGAGCGTCACGGCCTCGACCAGGCCGAGCAGCGAGAGCGTGAACGACTTTCCGCCGAGGCCCCGCGAGGCCTTCCACACCGACACCGGCGAGCGGGCGAAGTAGGCCTCGCAGAACGCCTCCCACGGCGAGCAGTGCGTCGGACAGACGCGCGTCGACGGCAGCCGCACGCCGAACGTGTCGCGCAGGTAGGCGGCGAGCTCCGACTCAGTCGTGATGACGGGTGCCCCGATCACGGGCCGCTGTTCGTTCACGTCGGGCGCCAGGCCGTCGATGATGGCCTGCTTGATGCGCAACAGCGGGTCGCCGATCGTGGCAGTCCTCATGCGCCGGCCTCCGGCTTCTCGATCGCGACGGGCTCCGACACGGCAGCCGTTGCCGGCACGTCTGGCAGCGCCAGGGCCTTCGACACGCGCAGCTGCACGGCCGAGAGCAGGCGGTTGGCGATCGCGGCGTCGGCGACGATCGAGAAGACTTCAGCCCTGAACGCCGCCGTGAAGGCCGCGAAGAGCCGGACCACGTCCTCAACCGAGACGGCCTCCTTCGGCTGGTCGCGATACTTCGCCGGCCGGTTTCCCTTGAGCAGCTCGCGCAGCAGCAGGTCGCTATATTCGGTCTCGGTGTAGGGCTTGCCGGTGACCGGGTGCTTCAATGGGTTGCCGTGGCGATCGAACTGGAAGCGCACGAGCCCGTTGACGGCGCGGCGCCTGGCTTCCTCCTCGAGGACGTCGGCGGCCATCTCCTCGGCCACGGCAAACGCCGCACGGTAGGCCTCGCCGGCTGGCCCGGGAAACTTCAGCCAGTTGCAGTGCGTGTCCCGGTCGATCCGTGCCGCCTTCGCCGACCGCGAGATGTTGCCCGTTTTCGCATAGGCGGCCAGGAAGGCCCGCTGCGCGCGCGCGTTACGATGCCGAAGGCCTCCGAAGAGGCGGCGCGCCTTCTTCGCCTGCCGTTTCGGCTTCGCCTGTTCGCTGTCCCGTGATTCATCCATGAGTCCACCCGGCTAAGATTCTCTCGGTGCCCGCGCGACTGCGCCCGCGTGAAGCCGCCGGGCCCTCACGATCCCCTGAGCCCGGCCGCGATCGCCCTTACCTGCCATTGGCCTGGCCTCCCCTCCTTCCCGGCAGCGGGACCGGGGTGATCAGCACGCGCTGGATGCGCTCGCCGCGCTTCTTCTCGTCGCAGTTCGCCACGGCGTCCTCCTCGTGCAGCCTCACGCAGATCGGCACGTCCTCGTGGGTGAGTATTAAGAACGCCTCAAACGGATGCATCTTCTTCATGGCTTCTCCTTCCCGGCCCCCGAGGGCGGGGCGGGCCATCCGCAGTTCGTGCAGACCTTGGCGTACTGGTGGACCGTCTTGCGCTGGCACTTGGGACAGTCAGTAGCTTCCGGCCCCGCCTGTTGTTCGGGCGAGCACTGATTAGCCGCAAGCTGACGATGGTATTCGTCAGCATGACCCCTTGCCATCGACCAGCAGCGTTCGCAGCAAGGCGTCCTCATCCCTCCGGCGTGGGCGCGACGGGCGCCTCGTCGTCAATCGGCGGCTCGGCGTAGCGCACTTCGGTCAACGCCTTTCCGCAGTAGCAGCAGAACTTCATGTCGTTCCCGGTCGGGATGCCGTCGATGAGAACGAACGTCTCCCCGCACGCGGTATCCCAGTTCCCGTCGCTGTCTTCCGTCCACTCGCACGCCCCCTGCGCCTTCAGGGCGGCGACCTCGCGCTCGGCGGCTTCGGCACGGCGTTCGTATTCCGCGATCTCACGGTCTACCAGCTTCATCGTGCAGTCGTCAGCCGCCGTCTTGACCTCAGACGCGAGCGTGTTGCACTTCGAGATCGCGCCGTCTGTGATGTGGCAGTAGACGATGGCTACTTCATGCTCGACAGCCGTCAGCGTCTCTTGAATGGCATCGCGCTCAGCTTCGGATTCAGCCCGTGCCGCAGACAGCGCGGAGGCGATGGCGTCTGCGACAGTAGGGCCGGTCATCAACGCCCCGTGACGCCACGCATCGGCAAGGATCCGCTTCGCCGTCTCCCTGTCCTGCTCAGTCATGGCTTCCCTTCTCCCTCGCGGCAGGCCTCGGAGGGCGGCAACATCTTGAGCAGTTGGCGTAGGAACGTCTTCCAATCGACCGCCTCCGGGGTTGCCGATTGCGTCACCATCCGAAGCGCCCATTCAACGTGTGTGCGAACGTCGTATGGCGGCACGTCAACCGGCTTCTCCCCCTCTCCGTGCTGGGTCTCGGCGGGCGGCACTGGCAGTTCGTCGATGACGATGCAGTTCCCCGCGCTGGCCGCATCGAACCACCCCTCGGCACCGTTGCGGGAGCGAACCAGCACGCAACCTGACGCCGAGGCCTCGAGGATCGATGCTTCGACAACCTCGTTAGTCCACGACCGCGTTTTGATGAGCAGCCGCTTGCCGACGCATTCTGTGAGCTTCATGCTTTCTCCCCGCAGGACGACCGCTCAATGAGGTCGAGAATCCACACGAGAATCTGTCCGCCGTCGTTGTCGTCCATCGAGGGCAGATAGTCGCGTCGTATGGCGGAGACGATGGAAAGCGCGTCGGATTCCCACCGTGCGCGTATTTCCGGCCGCTCGTACTTCGCCCCCTCTCCGTGCTGGGCCATCGCCGAACGAGCGATAAGGCCATCCAATCGTGCCAACCATTCCTCGACCGTCTTGAAGATCAGCCGCTGTCCTCCGTCGTGCATGTTCAGCAGTTCGGCGTAGTGGGCCTGTAGCTTGATGGACTCGACAAGCGCCCTCGCCGTCCCCTGCGGCTCCGGCTGCGGCGGGCGCGAGAGGAGCGCGGCGGCGGCGAATACGTCTCGGGCAGATGCCGATGAGCCAGTGAACACAAGCGTTTCCGCCAGCGCGGTAAGTCTCTCCACCAGCGCCGCCGTCTCCGGGGCCGGGGTCATCGAGTTACTTGCCATTGGTCTGGCCTCCCTTCCTCCCCGGCAGCGGGACCGGGGTGATCAGCACGCGCTGGATGCGCTCGCCGCGCTTCTTCTCGTCGCAGTTCGCCACGGCGTCCTCCTCGTGCAGCCTCACGCAGATCGGCACGTCCTCGTGGGTGAGTATTAAGAACGCCTCAAACGGATGCATCTTCTTCATGGCTTCTCCTTCCCGGCCCCCGAGGGCGGGGCGGGCGCGTTGAATACACGCTCAAAGGCCCGGTCCATCTCGGCCCCCGAAATCTCTCTACCGTTGGCGGCGAAGAATGTCTCGCTGCAATCCTTGTCGCCTGCCCCGCACCTGTCGCAGTGCGTATGCACCAGCGTGGCGCGAGGCGGGTCGTACTTCCCACGCTCGGCGTTCGATACCTTCCGATGACAGCGCGGGCAAAAGACATGAATCCGGCCCGGTCGCAATGGAGCGAATCCAGCCCACGGCAAGTGTGGCATCCTCATCCCTCCGGCGTGGGCGCGACGGGCGTCCAGCGACCACAGCGGTTGCCGAACCTCGCGGCCATGTCCTCGTGCAGCGCACAGTAGATGTCCGGCGTAAGCCGCAGCCCTTGATGGGCGCATGTCTCGCACCCCTGCGCCTTCAGGGCGGCTAACTCGCGCTCGGAGGATTCGGCGCGGGTCAATAACTGATGCACGCCCTCAGGTATGGGACACGGCCCAATTCCGGCCTCGCTGAGTAGGTGCGAGATGTCGTGCGCTTGCTTGATGTGGCGCTCCAGCTTCTGGTCGGCCTCTTCCAACTTATGGAACAGGTAGACCGCCGCCTCGTCGGCTTTCGTCAGGAGTTCGACGGCGTGATTCGCATCGTCCAGCTTTTGCTTCAGGTGTGCCACCACCCCACCGCCGACTTCAGTCGGGGCGATGATGGCCATGATCTCGTCGGTGAGCCGCCGGTTCTCCCGCTGCGCCTCGGCCAACTGCTCGCGGAGCGCGGCAAGGGCGGCGGCATCAGCGTCCAGTCGATCTGCAGCCGCCGCGCAGTAGTCGATGACCGACGGATCTTCGGCCACCATCTCCACGCGATCCTCGGCCTTGGCCATCGCACGTAGCACACCCGGTAAGTTGATGTTCACTTGTCTTCCTCCAGCGCCCGGCGGGCCGTGGCCAGGGCGATCACGCCACACCCTCGGTTTTGCCCCGCCGTCGGCCTTCCTCGACCCCGTCGACCCAGGCGCGTTCGACCTGGGCCGCGAGGAATTGCGCGCCGGCCATCTCCGCCAGGATCTCGGCCTCGAGGAACGCGATGCGCTCGGATTCAGCGGCGGTCAGTGCGGCCCGTTCGAACACCTCGTGATGGCGCGCGTGACACGTCTCGCAGAGCACGACCAGGTCGCGCAGCTGCTCCATGCCCAGCCGTTCGTAGGTCCGATGGTGCACGTCGAGGTTCGAATCGGCGTCGCAGAGCAGGCAATGGTGGTCCGCGGCCTCGAGCGCCAGCCGGCGCATGGCCTGCCAGTGCTCGGTCTGGAGATACTGCTCGTAGGGGATCGACCGCGCTTCGCTGGGGGTCATACGGTCGCTCCGTTCTCGTCGCCGGGAATCGCGATCCCGTGACGTCTGGCTTGAATCACCGGGTTCTCGTCGCAGCACTCGCAGGCCGTCACATAGCCGGGCCGCTTCACGCTCTTGCGAAAGCCGGTGTCTCGGCAGTCGCCGCAGTAGGGCCCGGCCATGCCGACGTACGCCGCGGCCGTCTGCGAGGCGTGGTCGCGAGCCTGTTGGTCGCGGGAGGCGCCGACGTCTGCGCAGGCGCGCGCCCACTCGGCTGGCTTGGGCATCCAGACGGCGGTCTCGAGGAGCCGGGTCGCCGCAGCATCGAAGAGCGCAGGGTCGAAGCGTTGCGCCTGCGTCCAGCATTCCTCGAACTGCTCGTCGTCGCGCACGACGCCGAGGCCCTTGACGATCCGGTGGTAGGCCGTGACGAAGAGCTGCCGCGGGGTCACCGGATGCCCTCCTTAGCGAGCCACTCCGCGTTGCGCTGGCGCTCGGTCACCTGCCGGATCTGCCGGGTTGTCGGTGCCGGGTAGCGCGCTCGGAACCACGCCCGCCAGAATGAGACGGCGTCGCCGGTGGCCTCGCCCTCTGGCCAACCCTGGCAGTGCGCGGTGTAGCCGGCGACGAGTTCGGCATCGACGCCGTCCGGGTCGTTCGGCCGGTTGAGGGCCTGTCGGAATTCCGCGTGCAGGAACGCGGGCACGCAGACCAGGTCGCAGTGCGCGTGATGCTTGTGCTGGCCGGACGCGATTCGCGGAACGGACCGAGGAGGAGGCTCGGGGCTCAAGGCTTGAGGCTCGGGATCGGGCAGTTCCTCGTCCGTCGGGATGTCATCGTTGGGAGGGTCGTCCGGTGGCGCGCCCGTCGTCGGAGGCGCAGCCTCCTGGCCGCCGGCTGACGGCGTATGGCTAACGGCTAATGGCTTACGGCTAACGGCTAACGGCGTACGCGCGCGCGCGTTGGGCGGAAAAGTTTCCGGAACTTTTCCAGAATTTTCCCCCAACGTTTCGGAAATCTTCGGAGAATTTTTCCCGCTCCTCGGCTTGTTCCCGCCCGGGTGCTTCTGGAACAACTCCCGAGTCTCGGGGCTGCACCTCGCGAGTAAGTCCAATGGCGGCGCGGGGTTCTGCGTTTCCCGCGGATACTTGACCTTCTGCCAATCCTGCCAGTCGGCTTGGTAGACGAACCGCTGGCGCTGGTGCGTGAACACGCCGACCAGGCCAACCAGGAGCACCCGTTCCAGGGCCGCCTGCACGGTGCCGGGAGGCCTTTTCGCGAGTGACTCGTCCGCTGCCTGGAGGGTCACTGCCGTCGCCCGCATAATTCCGAAGTCGTCGGCGGCGAGTAAGTAGGTGGTCCAGACCCTGTAGTCGAAGTCTGACAGCCCCGACACCCTCTCCGAGTGACCCGCTCGCCGATGTAACATCCGATCGTCCGGCATGAATTCCCCGCCCCTAAAATCGTCCGTTGTCCGCCGCCTGTGACCTCGCCTGTCCACCCCGCCGCCCGCTCCAGAACTCCGCCGACTTCTTCCGCTTCTCCTGGCTCGCCTGGTCGCCGTAGTAGCAATTCGTCAACTCTCGCCCCCTGCTCTTGACCACCCACTTCTCACCTGTCACACCGCCCGGCTCGAGCACGAGATCCTCGACGTGGCCGAACTGCTCGACGGTCCCCACTAGGTCCACGACCAGGGCATCACGCTTGCCCGGCGCCGGGCGAATACCGCGGCCGACGCTCTGGTAGTAGCGGGCCAGGGAGACGGTCGGCGAGGCCAGCACGACGGCGTCCAGCTCGGGGAAGTCGAAGCCCACGAGTAGGACAGCGCAGTTCGCCACGACTCGGATCCGCCCAGCCTTGAAGTCGTTCAGAATCCGGGCCCGCTCGCCGGCTGGCGTCTCGCCAGTGACGACCGCCGCGCCGGGGATCGCCGCCGCGAGTTGCTGCGCCTCGTCGACGAACCGGGTGAACACCAGGGCGTGCTGCCGGCCGCTGTCGAGCACGCGCTGGACCCCTCGGCGCAGCTGGCCCGGGAAGCCGACTTCCGCGAAGGCCGCCTGGACCGACGCGTCGGTGTAGTCGCCGCCTGTGCTGTTGTAGCGAAGGCGGTCCCGTTTGATGAGCGGCCGCACGTCGTACTGGACGGGGCATAGGAAGCCGCCGCGCACCAGCTCGGCGATCTGCGTGACGTGCACGACGTCGCGGAAGATGCGAGGCCGGGTCCGGGTCAGGAAGCGCAGCGTCGAGCCCCAGGAGTTGCTCGCGAGCCGGAACGGCGTGGCTGTGAATCCGAGAATTCTCGCGTGCTGCAGCACGTCGAGGAAGGCCTTGACCATGCCGCCCTTCGGCGAGACGGCCTGGTGGCAGTTGTGGACGAGGAGACCGTTGGCGAAGTAGTTGTTGTGCTCGGCTACTTCGAGGTTGTAAACGTAATCTCCCGCGCAACCAGCTCCAAAGAGGTTAGGACGCTCTCGTTCGAGAACCTCCACACTCTCCACCCGAGCGAGGTCAAGAACGCCGTTTTCCGTTCGTCCTCCGCTCGCCTCGATAGACTGTGGCTCCCCCCGTCGATCTCGACCGCGATCATCAGGGCCGGGTTCGCCAGGTCGATCTTGTAGCAATGCGGATACCCCTCGGCTCGACGTCCTGTTTTCACCACGAATTCCAGGGCCCATCCCTCTCCGAGTCGGGCCAGCAGCAACCGCTGTGCCTCTGGCATCGGACACCCGTTCCCGCCCCGAACGCGCGGACGGTGTCCGATCTTGCGCAGTGACCCGGAGACCTTCGCGCGAATCAGCGGGTTGGACATCGGATTCCGGCGCTTCATCCGCTCGCTGGACGCGGCCCTGGCCTTGAGGGTCGGCGTCCTCCCAGACATAATCCGGGACGTGTTCTCCGAGACCTGTCTTCGCCCGCATTCCGGGTGAAAAGCCCTCCCGGTCTTCCGATAATAGGAATGCTGGGCCCCGTTCTTGATCTTCAGGTCCGCTCCGCAGTGGGTGCACGGCACTATCGGGAGCGGTGGTCGTTGGTAGACTCCAGTAGGCAAGGCGATCTCCGATCTGAAGGCTGTCGGCTCGCGTGTAGCCGTGGCCCTCGACGAAAAACGGATGATTTGGCGTACACGAGACTTGCTGGCCACTAGCCGTAACGCGGCAGAGCCGTTCCGGCCTCAGCCGCTTCATCGTCGAAAGCACGCGACCGGACGAGACCTGCCCCCGTTCGTGGTCGTATGTCGTGACGACGTCTCCGGGAAGAACGCTCTCGATTGGGCGACCATCAACAAGCGTTCCGGCGACAAAGCACTCATCGATGAGCACGAACGAGAAGTCCCGGAACGCCTCCGCCTGCTTGACCACGCTGCCGAACGTCGCGAGCGTGATGCGCCCGATCTCCTTGCGGCCTACGCTGGCCGAGTACAGGGCCGGCGGAAAGCCGTAGGCTGTGAGCTTCGCGGCGTTCTGCTCGAGGATCTCCTTGGTCGGCTGCAGGACGATGCACGGCCCCGGCAGCGCCGTCGCGATGCTGGCGACCAGTAGCGATTTCCCTGACCCCGTCGGCGCGACGATGATGCCGTTCCGGTCGCGCAGCCGCGGGTTGGTCAAGTAGGCCACGCCGGCGTCGGCGGCGGAACGCTGATAGGGCCGGAGGGCGTAGGCGCTCACGAGCGTTCCTCCAGGAACAGCAGCGGCTTCGCGACGACGTAGCCGGGCCGCGGGTAGTCGATGAGGCCGAGGCTTCGCAGGCGCCCCCTCGGGTTGTTGAACGCCCCTGCGTTCGGCGTGTAGTTCGCCTGGCCGGCCAGGTCCTCGTTGCTGAGCGCGTCAGGGTAGGCGGCCAGGAGCGGCCGCAGGAGGCGCTGCTCCGGGCCCGGCAGGCGCGCCAGCACGCGGGCCTGCAGCTCCTCGGCGGTCAGCGGCGCGTCGGGCGCGTTGGCCGAGGCGGCACCATCAACCGTCAGGACGATGCGCTCCCCTGGCCGGTAGTCGACTAGGCCCCTCGTGCGGAGCGAGCCGCGCGGGTTGTTGAAGGCGCCGCCGCCGTAGGTGTAGCCGGCGAGGAAGGCGACGGCGGCCTGCTCGGGTTCCGAGACGCCGATCGCCGCGAGCCACGCAATCGCGTCGAGGATGCGCTGCTCGGGGCCGGTGAGATTGCCGTTCGACTCGGCGGCTCGCCGCGGCAGCGACGGCGTCACAGGCTTCCGCGCGGCGCGAGCAATCATGCCGTCCACGTGCTGCTGGATTTGCCGCGTCGCGTTCGGCATCGGGCGCAGTCCGCGCGGCTCCATCGGCGCCTGGCCTACTCGGCGGAGCGCCCCCTCGATTTGGTCCGCACGAGCGCCCAGTGTTTCCGCGGTCGATCGAAGCGACTGGACGACTTCCCGGAGCCCTGCCCGATCTTCGTCCACCAGAACCGGAACCTCGATCCGCTCGACCTTCGGCGGCGCCGGAGCCGGGGCGGCTTGCCTGGCGATCGTCAGCTCGCGGCGCGCCGTGGCCAGCTCACGCTTGAGGTCCTCGACCGTCTTCTGGCGGGCCTCGGCTTCCGCCGGAAGGTCGGCCAGCTTCGGAAGCAGCGCGCGGACCTTCTCTGTGGGTGGCGGCGCGGTGAACGCGATCCGGCTGCCCGTCTTCGGGTGCGTCGTCTGCACGCCGCCGACGTGGACCTTCGTTACGCTCCTGGAGATGGCCGGCCCGAACGCGAAGAAGTGCCCCGCGTCCAGCTCGCGCAGCTCGTGGAGCCGGTCCTTGGTAAACCCGAGCTCGTCGCCGGCGCGCTTCATGTCGACGTCGAGGCCAGTGCGCCCGATCAGCTTGTTGTTGCACTCCGCCGCGGCGTCCTTGTGGAGCTTCGAGAGGCGCTGCGTAGCGAGGATGGCGCAGAACCCGCGCTTGCGGCCGCGCGTCGCCAGGTCAATGACGGCGCCGGCGCTCTCGGCCTCGCCTACCTGCGGGCAGTAGACGTGCGCCTCGTCGACCACGACCAGCGCCGGATGCCAGAGCTTCTTCGGGGCATCGACCAGCGCCTCGAGGAAGGCGCGCACGAACCGGATGCGCTCGTGCGCCTTCAGCTCGTAGATGTCGAGGACGGCCGAGGCCCCGAGCTCGAGCAGGCGTTCAGCCAGGAGCTTTGCGGAGCGCGGGTCTGCGGCCGTGTCCCCGCCCTGGCGCGCGGCGAGCACGTAGTCGAACCGCTCCCGGAGGCTGGCAAACTCGCCCTCTGGGTCGATCACCAGGTGCTGCGCCCGCCCGTGCGTCTGCTCGAGGATGCGCCGCAAGCACCAGCTCTTGCCGCCGCCGCTGTTGGCCTGAACGAGCAGTCGCGTGTCGATCAAAGCCGAGAGGTCGACGGGCGCCGAGTGGTCGCTGAGGTGGAACGTCATCGGCTACGCCTTCACGTGGCACTCGTCGCACGTCCCGCGGGCCTTCTCGGTGTCGAGCGCCAGGGCGTTGCCGCACGGACAGGCCGGGAGCGCATCGGAGAGCGGCGTCGGTGCATCGGGAGCGGCCTCCCGTGCATCGCCCGGAATGGTTTCGGAATATTCCCGGGCCGGTTCTGCGCCCGCCAGGTCCGGCACGCGCTCTTCCGGGCTCGACTGCGGGACGGCCGGCGCCTCGTCCGTGGCAGCCGCCGCGGCGTGTTCGAGCTGCTCCTGGTAGCAGCGCTGCAGCTCAGCGCGTCGCCTGTTCGCTTCGTCCGACTCGCGGGCCCTGCGGTCGTAATCGCTGATGAGCAGGCCCAGGCGGACGGCCGCGGCTTCCCACTGCTTCTTGGCGTCCTTCGCCGACTCCGCGGCCTCGTCGTAGACCCGCTTCATCGACTCGACGATGCGGTTGTGCTTGAACATCTCGACGGCCGCGGCCTGGAAGTCGAACGGCTCGACCGGCGGCGGGGGGAATGGCAAGGGCACGTCCTGCGGGGCGGCCGTCTCGCTGACAGGCGCTTGCACGTCACCGTTCGCCGGAATCGTCTCAGGTCCGGCCTTCGCTCTTTCGAGGCAGCTCTCGCAGAGGCCGGCCGTCTTCTCGACGTCCAGGGCGAGCACCGCGCCGCAGGCGCAGTGCGGGTATTCGACGGCCGGCACCGCGTCGTTCGACTTGTCCAACTCCGCGATCGTCGCGATCGCCACTCGGTAGACGTCTTCGTTCGAGAGCGGCGCGGCACCCTCCCCGTCGACGAAGCTCGCCGGGTCGTCGAGGATGTCCATGCAGACGATAGCGACCTGGAGATCGGTGCCCTCACCGAGCTTCGCGAGGGCGTCGGTGTGGCGCTGTTCGGCCTCCTGCAGCGCCTTCTTCCGAGCGCCGATCCCCTTGCCCTTTGTCGCCTTCAGGGTTTCGGCGCACCCCGTGACGTCCAGCATGCACTCGCGGAGCTGGCCGATCAGGGTGGCTATTCCGAGCGGACATTCGGTCGTCTCGACGGGTCTCTCTGGTTCCACGGTCATCCCTCCAGGTGCGCGGGTTGCGTGTTGAGCGCGGCCCCTGCCGGCGACGCGTCGAGTGTCCGGGTCGCGTAGTAGGCGAGCAGCAGCGCGTCGGCGGTCGCGTGCGTGATCTTCAGCTCCGGGAAGAGTCGCTGCGCCGCGGCCTTGCTGATGTTCTTGTCGCCGTGCGTGAGGCAGCCGAGCGCCTTCTGCCACTTCCCGGCGGTGACGAGCTGGTAGCGCCAGCCGAGCGCGGCGAGAATGCCGCGCAGCATCCCGTAGTGCTGGCCGAACTTCCACGTCGAGCCGAGCCCCTGCTTCGGCATTGGCGTGACCAGTTCGACGACCACGAGCACCGGCTCGCCCTGTCGCTTGGCCAGGTCGCGGAGGTGCTCGCAGACGTCGTGCTCGGTCTCGGGCATCTTCGCGGCGCCGGCCACGCGCGGCGTGACGAAGGCCGGTTCGATCCACGCGATGCCGCCGGACTGGCCGGGGTCGATGCCGATGACGATCATGCCCGGCCTCCGTCGCTCCGCTTCTTCTCGGCCTTCTTCGCCGGCTTCTTCGACTTCGCGGGCTTGCCCTTCGCCTTGGCGTTCTCCTTCTCCGCGGCCTCTGCCCGGATCTTCCGCTCGATGGCTGGCGCGTCGACCGCCGCGTGCTCCGCGGCGGCCAGGAGCGCCTTCCGGTCCTCTCGTGTCAATTCCGGCCCCTGGTAGGTGCTGATCGTGAGCGTCGATACCAGCGTCGCGACGATGAGGAACCGGGCGATCTCCGGCGAGGAGGCGGCCGCCACGCGCTTGAGGGCGATGCCGCGGTAGTCGAAGCAGCCGCTGGCTTTCTTCGGCGGCTCCCAGCCGAGGACCGCGAAGGCCGGCTTCCAGTCGTCGTGCGAGAGGCGCTTCGCGAAGGCGAGGGCGACCGCGGCGACGTCGACGCCCTTGGTCCGCTGCGTCACCGCGACGATCTCCGCCAGGATGGCCCGCCGGACCTTCATTTCGATCTCCCGTTCTGCCACTGCCGCGCGGCCTCGGCGCTGACGTACACCGTGCAGTTCCTGCTCCACCGTCCCGCGACCCGGCTCCGCTGCTTCTCGTCCGGATGCTCGACCACGAGCGGTGGCGTCGCATCCATCAGCGCGTTCCGCCGCGCGCAGCAGCTCGTGCGCGAGATGTCGGCGAGGGCGCAGATGTCCCAGTCGGTGAGCCCGCGAAGGCCCGACTCCCGGATGACGCGGAGCACGGCCTGCGCCTGCGCGCCCGCGTAGTGCGCGGCCTTCTTCGCGCTCGCCCGGCTGTTCGCGCGAGAGGTCGCGCTGCGACCGGTGGACGGAGGGCTTGCCAGTTCCTGCATGAGTGCCTCGCCTCTCCTACTGCGTCACCACGATCCGGTATTTCTTGTCGCCGCCCTTGACCAGCTTGCCGGCGGCGATCAGCCGATCAAGCCTGTGCTGCACGTTGCCCGGCGGCACGCCGAACTTCGCGCCGACCTCGGTCCCTGTGAGACCCGCGGAGCCCTTGATGGCCGCGAACACGTCATCGTCCTTCACGCGCGTTCGGGGGGGGGCGACTTGAACCGGCTTGCCGTTGTCCTTCGCCTTCGGCTTATCCGGAATCGCGACCTTCGCCGGCTTGCCGCTGCGCTGAGCCGACGCCTTCCGGACCTTCGGCTCCGGTGTGACCTCGCCTGTCATACCCGCGAGGATCGGACACGTTCCCGCCGCCACGTGATCCCGGCACCTGGTCAGGTCCGCGATCCTCGCGTCCACCAGGGCCTCGATACTCGCCGTCTTCGGTGCGCTCACTGAATCCTCCAGTCGTCTCCGAACGCCTTCTTCTCCAGCTCGCGACTCCCGATGAGCAGCAGCGCGAACGCCAGCACGCCGAGGGGCAGGATCAGCGAGCCGAGGAAGCGCCTCACCGGCCCGCCTCGGCGTCCTTGAACCGGTCGCCGGACCGCACGATGTCGCCGTGCGCGAGCAGATCGCGCATGGTGCCCTTCCGCAAGTTCTCGATGCGCTGAGTCGGGGTGGCGCTGCGTCTGACGCCCACCTCGCACCCGACGAGGAACGACACGATGCCGACGACGATTGTCCAGAGCGTGAGCGTCATGGTCTCCTCCAGGTGTCTCGGACCTCGGACCACCACATGCGGCAGCCGTAGGCGCCGCCGACGAGCGTGTAGAGCGGCAGGACCAGCAGCAGGACTGGCGTCATCACGAGCCGGCGCAGCCAGGGCGAGTCCGGAACGCCGCGACGATACGGGAGGCTCATGCGGCCAGCCTTTCTGCCTGCGCCTGGCGCTGGCGCCGACGACGTTCGTAGTCGCACCGCTTTGCGCGGCACGCCACGCGCTCCAGGTGCTTGGTCACCTTCTTCCGACACCGGATGCACTGTCCCGCGGCCTTACGCCGCCCGAACAGCAACCGGAAGGCGGCGGCGCTGTACCCGGCGGGCCGCGCCCAGGGGGCGAGTCATCGTCGTCTCCCGGCCGCCAATGCCAGCAGCGCCAGGGCGCAGAGGTATGTCAGGGTCACGGCGGAAGCGGCGGCAGAGGGGGTCATGCCGCGTTGTCTCCCGTCGTCGGCTGGCCGCGCATCCCCTCGGCGTGCGCCTCGGTCAGCGTCTCCGGCGCCTTGTGACAGGCGTGCCTCCCCGCGTACGGCATCCCGTCGCCCTTGCGAACGGCGACGGTGCGCTGGCAGTGCTCGCACACGGCCAGGGGCCGGCCCTTCGCGGTCACGGGCACGACCGGGGGCGGCGTGGGCGCGGGCTTCTTCCCCGCCGTGAGCAGGCTTACCGTGAAGATGCCGCCGAGGGCCACGAAGCCCACGGCGACCGACATGCAGATGATGGCGAAATTGGTCATGACGTCTCCCGAGCCAGGCCGGCCGGATTCACTCCGGCGCTACGGGCACTCTCCCCTGTCAGGGTTCGCCCGCCGGTTCTGTCCGGCGGCGGCCTGGCTCCTAGAACTCGAATCCTCGGTCTGCCGGCGGCGCCTTCGGGGCGGCCGGCTTCTTGAACTCGTCGCGCTTCTCGCAGGTCGACCAGTGGCACTTGTCGGTGCTCACCGTCTCGACGTCGCCGTTCGTCTCGATCGGGTCGGGCACCTCATCGAACGGGATCGGCTTCCCCGCCGCCGATGCGACCCACCAGATCGCGTTCCCGCAGCCGCGACACGTTCCGGCCCCGCGACGGCGAGAGCCGCGCGCACCGTTTACGAGGATGTCGATTTCGCCGCGTGGCATCACGCCTCCCTACCCGGCCCGAAGGCCACCGCGACTTTCTGCTCGTGCATCAGCCGCACGTAGGGATGGACCGGAATCGAGAGCGTTACCCCGTGGCGCTTGACGCCGTCGATCTGACGACGCTCGGCCGCGAGCAGCCGCGCGTCTTCCTTCGCGGCCGTCTCGTCGGTCCACGTCCGGACCGTGCGCCACACGCCGCCCTCGTATCTCGTCTGCACGCGGTAGCCTGTCGCCATGAAGGACTCCTCAGGCCGCGTAGGGCGGCAGCGCGACCGTCACGCGGCCGTCGCTGAAGACGAGCTGCGCGTCGGCCATCGCGGCGCTCTCGCTGTTGTGGGACACGAAGAAGATCTGCGCGAAGCCGCCGAGCTCGCGCAGCCGGCGCAGCATCGGGACGTAGCGCGCCGCGTTCTCGGCGTCGAGCGGCCCCGTCGTCTCGTCGCGCCAGCAGGTCCGAATCGCCGAGCCGTTGCGCTGGTTGACGAAGAGGCTGATGGCGTTCGCGAGTGCCTCGCCGACGATGATCTGCTCGCCGCCGGAGAGGTCCCCGATGTCCCTGGCATCGCCGCCGCGCTCGTTATCCAGAACGATGATGTTGAACGCCTCTTTGACGCCCTTGCCCGACGCCTTCGCTTCCTGCGTCACGAGCTCGAGGCTGAACCGCGGGCCGAAGCAGCTCGCGAGCAGGTCGTTCGCGAAGGCCGTCACGGTCGGGCCCGCCGCGTCGATTTCGAGGACCGGCAGGCCGTCCCGGCCGAGCGCCTTGGCGAGCAGCTGCCAGTCGAGCAGCTCCGTGTCGAGCAGCCGGATCCGACGCTCGACGTCGGCCAGCTCCGCGCGACGCGTGGCCAGCTCCTGCCGCCGGCGCTCGAGGTCGCGCTCCGCGCCGTCCAATCGTCCGAGCTCCGCCGTCGTGGCGTCCCACCGCCCGCGCAGGATGGCCAGGGCGGCCTGCAGCTGCGCCGCCTGCTGGTTGCCGGCGGCCGCCGCCCCGAGGCCGGCCTGCGCCGCCAGGAGTCGCTGAGCGAGGTCTGCGAGCTGTTCGGTGATCCCTTCGAGCTGGTCGTCGAGCCTGACCGCCTGGTCCTCGGCGCGTTCCTTCGCCTCGGTGACGGCTTGGGTCGTCGTCGCCTCGAGCGTCGCCCGCGCGGTGAGGATCTCGGCGCTTCGGTCGGCTGCCCGGGCGTCCGCGTCTTGCGCCGCCTGGCCGGCGGAGGTCATGGCGTCCGCCTTGGCCGTCATCAGTTCCGCGATCCGGGCTTCGGCCGCGGCGATGGAGGGCTCGAGCTTCGCCGCCTTCGCAAGGTCCGTCTTCCGCGCCTCGAACTGGACGATCCGGACGGCGCAGCCATCGGCGAACCCCTTGGCCGTGGCGCGCGTGGTCGCGAGCATCTTCCTGGCCGCTTCGGTCTCGGCGATCCCGGCCGCCTCCGCCTCGAAGCCGGGGATCCGATCGGCCGCGGCCTTCGCATTCGTCAGAAACTTGCAGCCCGAAAAGTCTCCCGCCCCGCCGCACGGCACCGTGCCGAGCAGCGCCGCGTTCATCTGTGCCAGCTCGAGATGCTGCTTGGCGGTCGTCGCCTTCGCGAGTGCCGGCACGAGCACGTCCCGATCCTCGGCGTCGAGCGCCGCGATCTGGTCCCGGAAGGTCTGTTGAGACCGCCGATCGTCGGCCAGCGACACCTCGAAGGTGGCGATCTGCGCGACGGCCGCGCGGATCTCGTCGGCCCTGGCCAGAAGATCCCGGTTGTTGCCGATCCGGGCGTCGAAGTCCGCGAGCGTGGCCACAAGCTTCGCCTCGATCGCCGCGAGTTCGTCGACCAGCGTCCGGCCGCTCTTGGCGCGCCGGGTGTCCAGGTCGACGCATCCGCGGTTGCGCGCGTTCTCCAGCCGGAGGACCTCGGCGTCGAGCGCGGTGGTCACCCCGGCCCGGAGATCCGCCGCCTGCGTCCGCTGTGCCTCCGCGGCGAGCTGCTCACGCTCGAGCGACTGCACGCGCTGCGTCGCGACGGCGTAGGCGGCCACCTGGTCGGCCACGGTCGCGAGCGTGGCCTCGGCGTCGACGATCTCCGCCTGGAGCTGCCGGCGGCCGGCGTCGGTCCGCGCTCGCTCGAGCGTGATGACCGCGCCGGCGTTGTCGAGCGCCAGTTCGATCTCAACGTCGCTGCCGCGCGCGAGGACCTCCCGCACCGCCGCGAGCTTCCCGCGTGCTGTCTCGACCAGCCCGGCAGCCGTTCGCGCCGTCTGCGCCATCGCCTCGAGGTGGTCGAGGCCGAGGAGTTGCGCGAAGAGCTGCTTGCGGCCCTTGCGGTCGAGGCTGATGAAGCTGCCCGCTTTGTTCTGCGCCGAGAACGCCGAGGCGAGCAGGACCTCGCGCGGCGGAAAGACGCGGGCAACAGCTGCGTCGAACGTCGAGACCAATCCGTTGTTGAGCGGCGGCTCGCCATCGTGCGTGAGCACCGCTTCGCTCAGCCGCTTGACGCCGTCGACGTTCACGCGAGCGCGGTAGGTGCCCGTGCCGTCGAGCGAGAAGGCCGCCTCGACAAAGCTGTCCCGGTCGTGCGCGTAGTCGAACAGCTCCTTCTCGCGAGAGGGGAATGATCGGAAGAGCGCAGCCAGGGCCGCTTCCATCAGCGTCGTCTTGCCGGATCCGTTCGGGCCGACGAGCGCAATGAGGCCGACCGGGAGCGAGGTGCAGTCGATCGTCACGGTGTCGGCGAAGCGGAGCAGGCCGTGGATGCTCAGATTTTCGAGTTTCATGCGGCCTTCTCGCTCTTCTCCGCGTGCTCGATCGCGGCGATCCGGGTGGCGACGGCCGAGAGCGTTGCTGTCGCGTCCTGGTGCTCGAGCTGGGCCAGCTTGTTCGGCACGCCGTCGCTCACGGTCGCGCCGGAGAACGACGCCCACGCGGCGACCTTGGCGGCGAGCGTGTGCGCCGCGGCGACTTCCGGCGCCCTCAGCGCCCGGTCGGGCACCGCGACGGGTTCGACCTCGAGACGCAAGGCGCCTTCGAAGGGGATGCGCACGAGGTTGTGGTCGAGGACGTTGCGCTCGGAGGCGAGGAAGGAATACGTCACTTTCACTTCACAGCCGGCCCACGACTCTGGATACTCGGCGCTCGGTTCGAGCGTGAAGCCGTCCCGCGTCAGTTCTCCGCGCGCCCGGAAGAGACGCGGCGTGTCAATCGGCCAGGACTCGACGTCGTATCGCCAGTCCTCCGAATCGACCCGGTGATAGTGAACGACCAGGAACCGCTTGAGTTCCTGCTCCCCGAAATCGCATGGACTGATGGAGCCTGCGTACCAGGCGCCGCCGATCTCTTGCGGGAGGTGGATGTGCGAGAGGCCTTTGTAGATCGGGCCGAGCAGGTCGAGCAGCGCCTTGTCGATCGACATCTCCCGGCCGATCTGCGGCTGAAGATTCGAGGCGAGTGCGCCGCTCACGGCAACGTGGCCGATGAAGAGCGGCATGAGCCCGTCGGCGACGGCGTCGTTCAGCTCGAGCGCGAAGCTGCGGACGATCGCCTCCAGTCCGACGTATGCCTCCTGGAGCGTCTCGTCGGCCGTCGAGCCGGCAGCAATCAATCCCCCGCGCGATGGGTATGGGAGGACGGCCACCGCAGCGCCCTGGCCGTTGGGAAGCGCCAGGCGGAGCACCTCGGGCCCGCTCACGACGTAGATCGGCCAGGTTGTGTGGAGCCGACCAAAAATCTCAAGCTCCGAAACCTGATCGTGGTTGCCGTAAGCCAGAATCGTCGGGGCGAGGCTCGCCATCTGGACGAGCCGGTCGGCGAAGGCATTGCGCGTGTCGGGCGTGCTGCGCGCGTGGTGGATGTCGCCCGGAATCAGGAACGCGCCGAGGTCGGCCATCTGCCGGGCCTTCCCGATGATCTGGTCGAGCACTCGGAGGCGCTCGGCCTCGCGCCCGTTCGGGCCGAGGTGGATGTCGCCGATGTGGACGAAGGTGGTGGTCATGGCGCGGCTCCTACAATTTGAGATCCGCGTCGGTCGGCCCGTCGCTGTCCATCGGCAGGCGCGGCTGCGCGCGCCGCAGCTCGACGATGTCGATCCCCCACCGGCTCTCCTGGGGGGTCACCTCGATCGGCGCCTTCGCGGCCATCAGCTCCTGCGCCAGCTTGCCGATGTTGGTGTCGAAGGTGTGCAGCTCGCGGCCGTCGCTGAGCGTGATGAAGTAGCGCGTGTAGGGCCGGCCGCCCTTGCGGGTGACGTTGCCCTGCGCGTCCTTCACGTCGGTCGTGGTGCCGGGCTGCAGCCGGACGTTGACGATCGTCGGGCCGGTGGGCTCGGCCGGCTGCTGCTGCTGCTGCTGCTGGCCCGCGGCCTGCGCGCCGTTCCCGTTCGTCGGCGGCGCCTGCTCGACGATCTCGCCCGTGCCGGTGTCGACCTTCCCCGCCGACGTGTCGACGGTTTCGACGCGCGTGGCCTGCACGTCGATCGTGTCGGCCTCGTGGTGGCCGGCGCCGAGCTGCCGCGACGGATAGAGCGCGCTGGCGCCGGCGAGGCCGCGCTCGGCCACCATCCGCCGCTGCTCGGGGTCCCCCAGGTCGGGGACGAACGAGGTCCTGAGGATGACGAAGGGCTTCTTCAGTTCCTCGGCTGTGTATTTCTGCTTCAGGCCGAGCTGCCGGACGGCCGCCGCCTGGGCTTTCGATTCGCAGATCCGCAGGCCGCTCTTGCGCGTGGCCGTGATCTGCGAGTCGGTGAAGCCCTTCATCGCGGGCGAATCGTTCCGGAGGTCCAGCTCGAAGGTGCCGATGATCGTCTGGAGGTTGCCGTCGAAGCCGACGTAGTGCCCGACGGCCTTGTATTCCCAGTAGTAGCGCTCCTTGCGGTCGTCGGTACGGCCCGAGAGCGCCGCGTCCCACGACACGCCGGCCGCCTGGGAGAGCTTCATCAGGCCGACGCGGTTGATGGCTCGCTCACCCCGCTTCAGCCAGGGCAGGCCCTTGTCATCCTTGTCGAGGCCGTAGGTGTCGTCGCCCCGGCCGTTGTCGCCGACGACGGGGCTGATGACGACGACGGCGACGTTGACGACGTGCTGCGGCGCGATCGACGAGACGGAGATCGCGGGCGTCAGGACGTGCGCGAGCTCGTTCCACTCGCGGATGCGCGTGGCGAGGTCGTTGGCGGTGGTGATGCTCTGCCCGGCGCTCTTCTGCAGCGCAACCAGGGCGTTGGTGTCGTTGGCCATGATGCCCTACTCTCTTTCCGTGGCGAGTTCGCTCGCCGCCTTGCGGTAGACGCAGTGGATCCGGGTCTGCTCTGGCGTCAGGCGCCCCGCACCAAGCAGGCGGACGTGTTCGAGCATCCGCGTCACCAGCGCGCGGTAGACGTGCATCGCGGCGCCCGGGAGCTGCTGCGACAGCCACAGCGCCGTCCAGTCGAGCGGCGTCGGGTTGATGAGGCCCGAGGGCGTCGTCTCGATCACGGCGCCCCGGTACGCCGCCCGGATCTCGACCTCGAAGCGCGGCGAGTCCGGGTGCTCGGTCATCCGGGCGATCGCGCGCACCAGCGTCCGCCGCTGGCCGTAGGCGAGCGCCGGGAAGAACCGCGCCGAGACGTCCATCGCGCGCGTCTCGGCCGGGGTCTCGGCCACGACGGGCGTCTCGGCCGGGCTGGGGGCCACCGGAGCGGCGCCCGACCGAGACGCGGAGGTGCGGTCGAAGTGGGACATGAAGGAACTCAGGGCGGTGACGGGGAGGAACGGTGTAAACTGTTGCGTGCTGGCCATGAGTCCTCCTGTGACTCTGGTTGGTTGGGCGCCGTTCTAGCGGCGCCCGTCGTGTGTACGGCTACTCGCCGGTCGCGGCGTAGGACGTCGTGGCCGAGAGGCCGAGGTTCCGCAGGACCGCCGGACCCGGATCGCGCCGCCCTCGCCGCACATCACTGATGTAGGCCGGCGAGACGCCCCACTGGTCGGCCAGGTTCTTCGCGCTTCCGGCCTGCCTGATGGCCGCTTCGATTCTGTTCAGTAGCTGCGTTTTCGTCATGCGTTTCTCACTGACGGGGCCATCTTACAGGGTCCGCTAATACGCTGTCAACCTAATTCAGTGGGATCGCGAGAATTATTTTTTGAGGTCAAAGCGGGCGGGATCGGGTAAAGTAAGCGAGGCGTCCAAGTGACTGAACACCCGAACGCCCCTGTCCACACCGCGCCGCCCTGGAGACGGCACCGCATGGCCAACGACAAGAATACCACGCAACTGATCCGCTACGACGCGGCCTGTCTCGCCATCGCCAACGCGAAAACCGTTGACGAAGTGAGGCAGATCCGCAACTCCGGGGCGGCGCTTGCCGCCTATGCCCGGATCGCCAAAAACAAGCAGCTCGAAGCGGACGCCGCTGAGATCTGAATCAGGGCCGAGCGCCGCGTCGGCTTGATGATGGCCGCACAGCGGGCCACCGTGGGACTGGCGAAGGGCGGCGGAGACACTCGGAGCACCGGGTCGAAGTCGGACCCGGTGAAACCAAAGCTCGTGCCCGCCCTGGCCGACGCCGGGATCGACAAGCACCTAGCGGACACGGCGCGGAAACTCGCCGCCGTGCCAGAGCAGAAGTTCGAGCGGATGATCGGCGAGTGGCGGCAGAATGTGACGGAAGACAAGGCGAGAGCCACCGTAGACATCTTGAAAGCCCCCGCCCATGTATCCAACGCGAGCGGCGACAATGAGTGGTACACGCCCTCCCGCTACATCGAAGCCGCACGCAAGACGATGGGCGGGATCGATTGCGACCCGGCGTCATCTGATGCTGCCAACCGGACAGTGAAGGCGACGACCTGGCACACCGCCGAGGCCAACGGGCTGATGCAGCCCTGGGGCGCACGGGTGTGGATGAATCCACCTTACGCACAGCCGGCTATCGCGGACTTCTGCGCCGAACTCGCCAAGCGGTTTGACACACACGAAATCGAGCAGGCGTGCGTGTTGGTGAACAATGCCACCGAAACCGACTGGTGCCAGCGCCTACTTCTCAGAGCCAGCGCGATCTGTCTCATTCGCGGGCGCGTCCGATTCCTCAACCCCGACGGCGAACCAACGGGCGCACCGCTTCAGGGCCAGATCGTGATCTACCTCGGGCGCGAGGCCGCCTCTTTTGCAGGGGCGTTCAATGATTCTGGGATCGTCTGGCGGACCTGGGAATGAACTTCTCGGCGAGACTAGACGAAGGCCGGGCGGGAGAATCTGCGATAGCGCGCTGGTTGCGGCTTCGTGGATCGTCGGTGCTGCCGGTCTACGAAAAACTGATCGACGACGGAAAGGGGCCGAGGCTCTTTACTCCAGCCGGCCAACTGGTCGCTCCCGATCTTGTTGTCTTTCGGCACGGCGGCGTGATGTGGATCGAGGCCAAGCACAAGGAAGCCTTTTCATGGCACCGGATCACGAAACGCTGGACGACCGGGATCGACGCGCATCATTACCGCGAGTATCAGGACGTGAGCCGGATCGTTCAGTGCCCGGTCTGGTTGCTGTTTCTGCATCGTGGCGGGCAGGCGAAGGACAGCCCGGCCACCAGCCCGTCGGGCCTCTACGGAAACGATCTGGCCTACCTGTCTGAACACGTCAACCACACCAGTCCGAACTGGGGTCGGCACGGGATGGTGTACCGGGCCATCGCCGATCTTCTCGCCCTTGCCCCGTTGTCGGAACTATGCCCGGAGGAACCTCCGGTCGCGGCCAACATGCCGGCCTTCCAAGCGGAACTGTTCGACACGTTTTAGAGTCCCGGCCGCCGCTTCGCGCCGGGGCAGCGCGTCCCAGAGCAGCGGCCGGGCGATGAGGTTACTGGCCGGTGCCGGCATCGGTCGGTGCGACCGGCGGGGTCGGCGTCTCGGCGTCCACCTTCGCCACCTCGGCGTCGGCCGTCGCCTTGACGCTCTGCCAGGTGGCGATCGCCGCGAGGACCGCCGCGAGAGCCTCTTCCTGCGTCGGCGTGGTACCGTCGGGATTCGGCGCGGGCGTGAGCAGGGCGATGAGCTTCTGAATCTCTTGGACGGCCACGAGACCGAGTGGGATCGCTTTCTCCGCGCCCTCGAGGATGAGCAGAATCGTTCCGAGCATGGTGCCTCCTATGTGAGCAGCAGGGCGGCCTTGAGCACGACGGTCGCCCCGCCCAGGATTGCGACGATCGCGGCCCGCGTCTCAGGCGCAAGGCTGGCGAGTTCCGTGTCGATGAGATGCCCGACCGAATCCGAAATGGATTGAATCGCCGCCTGGCGCTCCGTGGCCGTCTTCGTCACGTCCTGCAGCACCTGGAGGCCCTTGGTCACCTTGTCGGCTGTGACGCTGAAGCCTTGCTGGATCGCTCGGTGTGTCGCCCGGGGAATGACGGCCGGGTTCTGCGCGAGCTGGATCTCGAGCTGCTGCGCCGAGGCGACGATCTTGCCAGCGCTGTTCACGACGTCGGCCGCCGTCTTCACCTGCTGGTAGCCCTGCTCGACGGTCGCGGGCGTGGGCTTCTTCGTGAAGAGCGCGCAGCCCGTCACGCTCATCCCCATCACCGGCAGCGCGAGCAGCAACAGGACGGCGGGCAGGACCTTCGTCGCCGTGCTGGTGGTGGTCGTCGAGGACTCCTGCTGCCCCGGCTTCAGCGTGTAGATCGCGCCCGTGACCAGTGCGATCATGCCGCCAATCTGGCCGAAGAGTAGCCCGACGAACGCGGGCGTCATCGCTTCCTTCCAGGCCGAGATCTTCATCAGCTCGGCGCCGAGGACAATCAGGAGTCCGCCAAAGATCCCGAGTGCGTTCTTCCAGTTCATACTGTCTCCTTGAGGAGGTGCGCCGGCGCGAGAAGCTCGCCGTGCACGACGTAGTGCGTGAACACCGGCGAGAGCAGCAGCTCGCCGGGAGCGACCGTGTCGGCGTCGACGTCCGGCTGGAACGGCTCGAGCCCGCCGCGGCGATAGAACCGCGTCGCGAACTCGCTGCAGAACATGCGATCGGGCCAGCCCGTGCCGATGGTGAAGAACCGGAGTAGGCCCCAGAAGTCGTACTTCTCCCCCGCCACCGTCCCGAACCACTGCATCGCGTCGCCGAGGCGAAACACGTCCGACGGGCGGAGCACGTGCGCGAGATCGGCGAGTCGCAGCGCGTAGAGGCCGACGCCGCCGACGCCGTCCTGTGGGCCGCGCGCCGCGACGCTCATCCCGCCGCCGACGTAGACCTCGCAATGCGAGACGCGGCGCCACGTCTTCACGGCGATGAACCAGCCCACGATCGAGTTGGGCCGGTAGAGCAAGCAGTCGCCGGGCTTCAGGCAGTCGGGGATCTTCATACCGCCGTTACCTCGCCGCGCGTCACCCAGCCGTGCCACCGACAGCCGCTCAGCCGCAGGATCGACGGCGTGAGCGTCAGGGTCTCCATCGTCTCGCCGACGCGCACCCAGCCGCGCTGGATCGCCGTCCCGCCATCGATCGGGTTGGCGAAGGGCACGTAGATCTCCTGCCCGCACCCGCAGGGGCAATCGAAGCCGACGCCGACACCTTCGCGGCGCGGGATGGGGTTGCCGGTCGCGGTTTCGGTGACGCCCTCGCCGCCGTGGCCGACGAACCACGGATTGAGATCCACGAGCCGCATCGGCCCTCCGTAGGCGGTCATGGCGTCGGCGGCGCCGCCACCACGGTCGCGCGCCGGTGCACCGTGAAGACGATCTCGTGCTCGAGCACCTTCTCCGGGGTCGCGCCCCACTTCCCGACGATGCGGGCCACGTGCGCCTCGGTCTCGCTCTGGCCCACGCAGACCATATCGGCGGCACCGTCCAGCGCGATCGTGAGTAGCCCCGCGGCCGTCACGACGCCGCCGTTGGCGTTCAGAATGTTGCGGAGTGTCGCCGTGGCGTTCACGACCGTGCCCGATCGCAGCTCGTAGAGCGTCATGGTCAGCGTGTCGAAGACGCTGTCGGCGCCGGCGACGGGCGTGACGCCGTCGACGTCCAGCAGCGTGGCCGAGAGGACCGCGCTGGCCCCCTCGGCAAACAGACCGGGCACCACCGTGCGAGGCGTCGCGTTCATTCAGGGCTCCCGTCCTTACGACAGCGAGCAGGTGACTTGCACGGACAGCGTGTCGCCACCCACCACGGTTCGGTCCCCGCCCGTGAACAGCGCCGCGCCGAGCAGCTTTCCGGCCGTGCCGGTCGCCGCGTCGGTCAGCAGGGCGCCCTTGATGGTGAGCGAGCCGAGGATCGGGAAGACCGCCTTGCTCCCGGAGTTGTCCACCGATCCGGCCGCGATGGTGCCCGGCGTCCAGACGATCCGGTTTCCGGTCCAGTCGGTGCCCGGCGCACCCTCTGTCCAGCCGGAGTGCGAGGCCATTGTGTCGGCGGCGACGATCGATCCACTCGCCGCCTTGATCAGCGACACGTACCACGCCGGAGAGGCCAGCCCGGTTTTGAGCGTGGCGTCGAGGTACTTGTTCATGCCTTCCGTGGTGACGAGGTTATCGAGCTCCTCGCGCCACTTCAGGTTCCCGTTCTTGTCGTGAGCCTCCACGACATAGTGATGGTGCAGCGTGGCCCCGAGGTGGAGGCCGAACAGGGCGGCGAGTGTGCGCTTGAGCATGGTCATGATGCGGACTCCAGGTCGATGCCGGACAGGCCCGGCGCGGTCAGTGAAACACCGGACAGGCCCGGCGTGGTGAGAGAGACGGTCGATAGCCCCGGCGTGGTCAGTGCCGTCACGACGAGATGAATCAACGTCGGGTCGATCAGGTTGAGGGCGCCGACCGACTGCAGGGCTGATACCGCCGACAGCAGCAGGGCCGCCTGCAGGACGGCCGTGGTGGTCGCCGTGATGCCCGCGTTTGCCCCGAGAGCGGCCAGCACGACGGCCACCTGCTGCGACGTGGCGCCGAGGGTCGCATGGATGTCCAGCGCCAGCGAGGACGCCAGCGCAGCCAGCGCCGAGTCGGTGAGTCCCGCCGTGGCCGCAAGCGACACCCCGCCGAACGTGGTCCGCGCCCCGTCGCTGATGAGCGCCGGATGTCCGGCCAGCGAGGCGGCACAGGTCAGAAGCAGCGCCGCGCCAGGCGTGAGGGTCGTCGTGGCGGAGAATGACGCGGAGGCCAGTAGTGAGGCGAGGACCGAGGGCGTCAGGCTGGCCGAGGCCGTGAGCGCCGCCTGTGCCAGCGCCGCAAGCTGCGAGGCCGACGCGAATCCGGTCGCCGCCGAGAGGGCGGCCACGGCTTGCAACCCGCCGGGCAGACTACCGTCGGTTGTGAGCCCCGTCGCGCCTGAGAGGATGAGGGCCGCGAGCGCGATGAGCGAGGGCTGCGAGGTGAGGGCTGTCGCGGCTGACAACGCCGCCACGCCCACCGCGATCTGTGACGCTTGCGAGGCGAGCGCGGTGCTTGACGCGAGCGCGGATGAGACGATCGCCGAGAGCGCCGCCGTGTTCGTGAGACCAGTCGCCGCCGAGAGGACCGACGCCACGAACGTCACCCGTGCCCCGTCATCGGTGAGCGCGGAACTGGCCGCGAGCGCAGAGGCCGCCAGCGCCTGAAGCGAACTGGTCGTGACCAATCCAGTGGATGCGGAGAGCGTCGCCGAGGGCGAGACTTGCAGCGCTGTCGCCGCCTGGAGCGCCGCCGCGATGGTCAGGGCCAAGGCGGACTGAAACGATCCCGCCGCCCCGTCGCCCATCGCCGTCGTCGCCGACAGGCCCATGCCGACACAGAACTGCGCGGTGGTGTTGCTGCCGAAGGCGGAGGCGGAGGCGAGTGAGGCCGCCACCTCGTAGGTGTTGCCTCCCGCACTCACATATTGAGACAGCGGTAATGTCCCGCTCTCTCCGTCCGCATAGGCCGGCGACACCGCACTCGTAGGCCGCGCCTGCGGGAGCCGTGATTCGCCGTCCGTGTAGACCGCGTTCGTGGCCATCGCCTAACTCGTCACCAGTTGGTTATCGACGTAGATCTTCGAGGCCGCTTGGTACGCCCCGAGCCACATCCGGTAACGCACACGGCTGACCATGTGCGGCGTACACGACACAGAGAGCGCCGTCCAGGTCGTGTTGTCTGTGAGTACCTGCGTGGAGGCCACCACGGTCGTCGTCATCGGTGCATCGTCCGAGAAGTATTCCGCTTCAAGGTAGAGCTGCGCCGCCGTGGGCCACGTCGTCCAGCCCTCGCCCCGCACGTAGACGCTTCTGGTTTGCGCGGAGGCGGGCACGTCGAGTTCGACCCACTCGAAAATCGGGATCTTGCCATCCGCTGTGGCCCCGGCGACACCAATCGTTCCGCACGCGGACAAGGGCACGACCTCCAACGAGTTATCCGCGCCACCAGACCGCACGATGGACGCGTTCCGAATCACGTCGCCGGTGCAAAAGAAGGCGTAACTGGCGCCGAGCACACCGCCGTAGTCCTCGCACTTCAACCCACGATGGCCGTCGCCGGAGATGTTGCGGCCGTAAAACGTCGGTGGAGTTGGCAAGGTCGCCGTTCCACGCGCAACAATGTTGGCCGGGCCGTCGTCACCAATGCACACCGTGTAGGTGCAGCCGCTCACGGTGCCGCTGATCGTGTGGCCTGTGCCGGAGTAGACGCCGTAGGTGCAGCCGCTCACGGTGCCGCTGATCGTGTGGCCTGTGCCGTAGCCGACGCCGTAGGTGCAGCCG